CATGGGCATTGATCTAGTTGATTTTAAAGTTGGGTATGGTTATGATGCTTATGGTGATTTGTATCTTGCCGATGAGATCAGTCCTGATAGTATGAGACTATGGAAGATTGGTAGTGACGAAAGATTTGATAAGGATCTATTCAGAAATGATGAAGGTGATATCGTCCCTGCTTATCGTGAGATCCTTGACCGTCTACAACCACTTGCAATCCAATGAAAAAATCATCACTTCTTAGTCGAAGTCTTATAGGTACAGGTATAATTGTCCTTGTAACACCTTTGATACTTATGGTGGTATGGAATGAATTCATACCAGGTATTTTTGGATTACCAACTTTGGGATACTGGTCTGCAATGGGATTGTATGCAGTTTGTAATATATTATTTAAATAATGAAATGAGTTATACAAAAAAATACCCAGATGGATTTACAGACAAATGGGGCAATTATCGTAAAGTTGGAAGTGGAGATTCTTCTCCTGTCATAGGTAAATCTGGTCCTCGGCCAGAACTTCGTAGTCTCTGTTATGGAGTGGGGATCAATGATGTAATGATTCCCTACTTCACATCAACACGAACCTGGAGAACTTGGAGTGGTATTATTAGGAGAACTGATAATAGAGACCCAAAATGGATAAATGAACAAAATAAAGAACACTATATTGGTTGCACTCTTGATTCAAGGTGGTATAAACTTTCGGCATTCAAAGAGTGGATTGAGCAATGGGATGACTATGAGAACAAAGAAGTTGATAAGGATATCTTAATTCCTGGTAACAAAACATATGGACCAGATACTTGTTTAATGGTTCGACCTATTGTTAACAAATGGTTCAAACCTAACAAGCATGGTGGAGGAGATTTGCCGAGAGGAGTTACTTTGAGTGTTCATTGGAAAAACAGGGGAACAGGTAAACCATATCGTTCTCAAATTACTCCTATTGGTGGTAAGAGGACAGGACTTGGATATTATGCTACAATAGAAGAAGCATCTGCCGTATTTGAAAAAGCAAGAAGAGAACAAATTAAGATTCTTATTGAAACTGAAACAGATCTGAAAGTAAAAAATGCCATGCAATTCAATGAAACACGAAATCCCTGAAGAGATTAAAAAGAATGCATTTGCTTGCTTCGGTAGTTTGAATCAAGCAGAGAGAGCAGTTGTTATGTTTGGTGATGAAGCATATCGTGAGTCACTAGACCTTGACAACGATGATGCTCCTTGTTGGCAGATTCCAAGTGGAGAACACTCCACTTTTGCTGGATGGAATCCTCAGTGTGTGCCCACCATGGAGTACATTGTATGGAAACTAAAACGACTTGACGGTATTATTACGGGAGAAATCATTGGATAAGTTATCAAAAGAAGAAATGCGGGCTAAGATCAAAGAGTTCTCTGCACTCCTTAGAAGTCAAAGAGAACACTGGGATAAAGAAGACCAAATTGGATTCACATATTCTTGTGATCTAATTTCACAATCACTCATTACATTATACATTCGTTTAGGTAGAGACTAATGGACTACAAAACTGCAGGTGTTGATATTCAAAGAGGTAGATCTTTTGTAGAATATCTAAAGGTATTGGCACCTAACATTGGTGGGTTCAATGGAATGATGGAGATCCCATCAGGATATGATAAACCTGTGCTGGTATCTGGTACTGATGGTGTTGGAACTAAAATTAATATCTGTAGGATTGCTGATGATTACTCCACTATTGGTCAGGATCTCGTTGCTATGTGCGTCAATGACATTATATGTTCTGGCGCTAAACCATTATATTTTCTAGACTATATCTCTGCCAAAACACTTGACGGTAATGTAAGTGAAATCGTACATGGAGTTGTCAAGGCATGTGAACTTACTGGTATGGAACTCCTAGGTGGAGAAACAGCAGAGCATTTTAGAGCAACTGACTATGACCTTGCTGGTTTCTGTACTGGTGTTGTAGAGAAGAATGATATTGTCGATGGTAGTAATATCAGAGCAGGTGATGTAGTCATAGGTATTGAGAGTAGTGGACTTCATAGCAATGGATACACTCTTGTCAATGATATGCTGTGGAGAAATTACATCTTCTATAAAGAGATGCCTGAGTTGCTAACACCAACTACCATCTATGCTCCATTGGTTGAATATCTTCTAGATGAGATTCCTATCCTAGGCATGGCACACATCACAGGTGGAGGACTGCCTGAGAACCTCCCACGATGCCTTCCAAAGCATCTGACTGTTGATGTTGATTACTCTGCTTGGGATAGACCAGAACTCTTTAATAAGATCCAGAAAGCAGGAGACATTGCTGAGAGTGAGATGCGTAATGTATTCAATCTTGGTATTGGATTTTGTTTAGTTGTACCAAAAGAGGTAGTAACACTAACTCAAAGTTTGATTGCTGATGTACCATTCGGTATGAAGTCTTGGACTATTGGAGAAGTAAAATGATAGACAAAATTGACACACAAGGAATGAGTCTTCCTGGTAAATCAAAGAAACCAAGTAGTTATGATCCGATGCCAGTAAAGCATCGTACAATCTTCACACCAGAAGAACGTATAGAATTGAAACAAATTATTCATGAAGCACTTGACGAGAGGGAGAAAGCATGAAGTTTAAAGCACTAGTATTCATCCGATTACGATCACAGGTGGATGACTCTCCTGGCAATGCCGTGAGAGATGCCTGTAAGAGATTGTCTGAGTTAGACATTAAGAAACTTAGACTTGGTAAGGTAGTTGATGTTTGGTTGGAAGCAGAGACCAGAGAGTATGCTGAGAAGGAACTCGAAATGCTATCTGATAGATTCCTTGCCAACACAGTCATGGAAGACTGGGATTATGAATTGACTGAGATTGAAGACTTTCCTAAAGGTATTGAATAATGGATGATTTTAACACACCAGGATCTAATAAATCTTGGATGGATGATGGATTCAAAAAGTATGCTGCTGAATGGCAACTCAATAATATTGAGAAACTATTGGATGCTAAGGTAGAACGTTGTCGTGTATACAACAGTGACAACCGAGATGAAATATATAATCAAATCACTATTACCTACAAGGACAAAAACTAATGCAGGCAGTAATTTATAGTAACGGCAGTCAAGAGTGTGAGCGTGCTGGTATGCTCCTTAAGAGTGTTCATGAAGACTTCCATGAATACTTCTTGGATAAAGATTTTACAGACAAACAATTTCATGCAGAGTTTGGTAGCAATGCAGAGTATCCGCAGATTTCTATTGGACTCAAGCACCGTGGTGGTCTCAAGGAAACTTTACACTATATGAATACGAATGATATGCTCACACATTGTTGAAATACCAGATGGCATAGTCAGTATATGCAAATTCAGACACCATTTCTTCTGGATATTCGAGATGATCAACAAAATGATCCCAATCACAGTCCATAACCATCTCTACAAGTTCATCAAAGTCTTCTGAATAATCGTAGTTCTGTGCTAATTTTTGTGCATACTTCCAAAAAGGAGTATCATAGTCGGACCCATAAAAATAATGCCATAGAATCCATTGATGTACTTGTCTAACCTTTATATCGTATTTGTGAAGGGCAACTTTCAAATTTTTTCCAGATAATGCAGATTCAAAAAAATCATCAATTAAGGTTCCATACATTGGAGTCGCAGTAGACTCTAAAGGTTCATAAAAGAAAATTCTATTACCATTTAATAGAGTTTTATTTTCAATATCAAAATATTTTTTAGATAGATAATTTTTAAAAGGAACTTTGTGAAGTGTTTCAACTCCAAACATTTCATAGAAGTTCTTTTCTGCTATTTCTGGATCAGTAATATCCTTGTTGAAAATATAACCATATGAATATCCATCTTCGAGAGGTATTTTGAAAGTCCAACCATCTGGTGTAGCTATATTTTCAGTCCATACTTCTGGTGGTCTTGGTTCTTTAGTTCTTCCAATCAAAGCACAGTTTACGGGACTGACCATTTCCTCATAGTCTTCCCAGTTATTAGCAGACTTCCCTCTACAATCAATTATGATATCAAAGTCATCTTTAATATCTTCTGGAGATACATTTTTTTCTACAAACTTGGTCAAGTTAGTTTTTAAGAAACACTCTCTCAATCTTTTTGGATCATAGTGATATGCTAATCCATTACCACCTAGTTTGTATAATAGATTTTTATTTTTCTTTGCCCAATTTCTATAGTAGAATCCAACCTTTGGAGTAATTCCTGCTAAATTTCCTAGGTCTTCATTACATATTAACTTTGATATTGCATGTGAAACATTTAATGTAGTTCCTTGACCAACAATTTCTGTTGGAATTTCAGAATCATGAAAGACTGTTATCTTTGGATCTTTTAGATCATGTTCTCTATACTTGAATATAATCATTATCGCAGATATAATACCTGCATTCCCACTACCAATGATGGCAATCTTGGGATTATTCTTTAGATCCATTAAAAATTCTTATTTCTAGTATTTAGTTGCATTATACAAAATTACTTGACTAAATAGTGTATGAGGTCTATAATAGACCTGTCGTTCATCCCGAAAGGGACGCAAGTAAGTCGCGGAACGGAGCCGTTCATCCCATGTTAGAAGTACTATTCTATACAACCCTCACCTGTGCTCAAGCCGATGCAATTATGTTTCGGATGAAAACAAATGAGAACATTCCTGCCGAATATAAGGTAGAATTGATTGAGGTAATGAAGGAATCAACCCCTAATTGTTACCCATGGGACGCAAACGACTGAAGGAACGGGAAAAAACGGATCCATCGAAAGATGAGAAGGTTCAATTTTCACCCAACTTCAGGAGTAACACCATGAACACACTAAACATCATCAGAAAGCAGATCAACAAAGCATCTGCTCTTCACGACGCACAGATTAATCACACCTCATATCGTGGTGTTGAGTATTCTACTCGTTGTGTAGAAAGTAAGGAAACACACGGTACATTCTGCTATCGTGGACGTACTTACAGCAAGTGAGTTACTTGTATTAGACTATCAGGACCTGCTTGACAGGTCCTTTTTTTATGGGTATAATTAGTACAGTAGATTTTGTGCTATGGAAAAGGACAAATTGAAACTAATAGTTCATAATCTAGAACTTCTAGTTGATGCTCTGAAGGCAGAAGTATATTCAGACCCTCAGGCATATTTGGAACGTTCTGAGATTAGTGACTATGATGAAATCTTTGAAGATGATGATGGCTACCCAGACTAAACAATGTTAACAACGAATATAAGAAATATGTATGAATCACTTAACTGTTTTGAGGAAGCACTCAAACACTTTGGAACTAGAGTTGAGATGATCACTGCCATGGAGATGGCAAAGAAATTGTCACCTGAAGATGCCTATCAGATGATTAAAGATGAACTCAAAGATGTCAAAAAATGTCGTAAGCAATTTAAAAAAGATGAACGTTAAACTGATTTCTGTAACACCTGAAGCAGAAAAAAATATTGCTTATTGTGCTCGTGTGAGCAATCCTAATAATCAGGAGAATGAAAAGATTGCTGGTCTTCTTAAATACTGCATCAATCATCAGCATTGGAGTATTTTTGAGATGGCATTCATGACTCTTGAGATCGAGACCACAAGAGGACTAGCAGCTCAGATCCTGAGGCACAGGAGTTTCACATTCCAAGAGTTTTCTCAACGGTATGCTGATAGTTCTATGCTAGCAGATCGCATTCCTCTTCCAGACTTGCGTCGTCAAGATACAAAGAATCGTCAGAATTCTACTGATGATTTAGATGCTTTCCATAAGCAAGAGTTTGAGATTGCTATCGAGAGACACTTTGCTTCTGCTATGGATCTATATCAGACCATGCTTGATCATGGTGTGGCAAAGGAATGTGCTCGCTTTGTGCTTCCTTTAGCAGTTCCCACAAAAATTTACATGAGCGGCTCAGTTCGTTCATGGATCCATTATATTGATCTGCGTTCTGCTCATGGAACACAGAAAGAGCACATGGATATTGCCAATGAGTGTAAGTGTCTCTTTGCTGGACAGTTTCCAGTGATTGCTGAAGCACTTGGATGGACTGAGCATAATAAATAAAACATATAGTAGTTCTTCAGATGAAAGTAATCCCACAGGTAAGTTATTCTACCGTTGCAAAATTAATAAAAGATAATCATATTATAGCAATCTTTCAGGGTGCCGATGAAGGTGGTCCACGTGCATTAGGAAATAGATCTTTCCTATTCAATCCGACAATGTATGAAATGTGGGGTCATGTAAATTTGCATAAGGGTAGAGAATGGTATAGACCAGTAGCTGGTTCTATTCTTCTGGAGGATTTTTCTGATTGGTTTGAAAATGGATCAATTAAGGAATCTCCTTTCATGACTTATGCAATCAGTGTGAAAAAAGAAAGAGCAAAAAGAATACCTGCTATTGTGCATAAGAATAAGACTTGTAGAATACAAACTGTAACCGAAGAACAGAACTTGCATTACTATAATTTGATCAAAGCATTCAAAGATTTAACTGGAATTCCAATCATTGGTAATACTTCATTCAATTTGAGTGGAAAACCAATGGTCCATAATTTAAAAGGTGCTCTTAGAACCCTGGAAGAATCTTCATTTGAATATCTTTATCTTCCTGAAAAGCAAACACTAATCTATTCAAAGAATCAAGAGGTTTAATATGTATATTTTAGGTGTAAACATATCACATGAACCATCAGCATGTCTTTTGAAAGATGGTGAAATCGTGTATTTTTCTGAGGAAGAGAGATTAACAGGCATTAAAAATCCAGAGGGATCTGTTGATGAAATCTTCCAAGAATTTGATGATACTGGTAAGATTATTGAACTTTGCCATCATGTAGATTCTATTAAAGAGTATACAACTTTCATTGATTATATTATATTTTCTTCTTATGGTAGAGATAGGGATGGTGATGATGAGGTTGTCTATAGTAGTTTTCTTCGGGGATTGCAGAATGGTGGTATAAAATTCAATACTTCTATATTTTATGCCGACAATCATCACATTTATCATGCTGCAAATGCTTTCTTTGCATCTGGATTTGATGATGCAGCTGCACTTGTTCTAGATGGTGGTGGTGCTTTCGATGTAAAGTATAGAGCAGAAGTAACTTCTCAAAAATATGAGTATCCATTTAGAGAAATTGAAAGTATCTTTAATTGTTCTTATGATTTCCCATTCCTAGAAACTAAGTTTAAACAATGTTCTATCTTAGACTCTTTGGGTGATGAGATGCGTGGGGAGGAAGAAATTTTTTGGAAGAGGAGTAAGAATGAAATCTACTCTCGCACACGAAGTTGTGGGGATTTGTTTAATATGATTTGTGGCCTCTTTGAAATGCATGGTGGAACTGAGGCTGGTAAAATTATGGGATTATCTGGTCATCGTTTGGCATCTGATAACCTCGAAGAGAATAAGCACATTTATAGAAACTATGAAAGAGAAAAAGCACTCTTTGTTAAAGATTGGTTTACAGAGTTTGAAGGTGTAGGGATAACTGTATATGATCTCTACAAATATTTTGAAGACTTTATTGATGGAGTTGATCCAGAAGAATATGATGTTTCAATGGGTTCACGAGGAATCAATACCGAGTTTGATAACCCTACACTAGACTTTTATATTTGTGCATCTCTTGCTGAAAAACTTCAGAATACAACTTTCAAACATACATGCACTCTAATTAAGAAAGCATTGGATCTTACTGGTAAAAATAAGATTGTACTTTCTGGAGGTTATTTTTTAAATTGTGTGAACAACTATAAATACACTGTAGCATTTCCAAATGTAGAATTCTTTGTAGATCCTATTGCACATGATGCTGGAACAGCAATAGGAGCAGCAAAATACTTATGGTATGGAATAAGTAAAAGCAAAGATAAAATCCCATTCAAACACCTTTATTTTGGACCTAGTGTATGAAAATAAAATATGATGTTACATATGATGATGTTGTTGAATTAATTTTAGAAGAAAAAATTGGAGCAATACATCAAGGAAGATCCGAAGTTGGTCCTAGAGCATTGGGAAATAGATCAATAATTTTTGATCCAAGAATTCCTGGTGGAAAAGATATAGTTAATATTGTAAAAAAGAGGGAAAGTTTTAGACCATTTGCTGGTTCTGTTTTAGAAGAACATGCTGATAAATGGTTTGAGATGATTGGTCTTGAAAGATCTCCCTATATGACATTTAACCTTAGAGTGAAGGATGGAATGTCAGATTACATTCCTGCAATTACTCATGTAGATCAAACTTGTAGAATTCAAACCGTAAGTAAGGAAGAAAATTTTCATTATTATAATTTGATTAAAACTTTCTATATGAGCACACAGGTTCCAATCTTGTTAAATACATCATTCAATCTTGCTGGTGATGCAATAGTAGAAACTGTAGAGCAAGCAATAAATTCTTTAGAGAAATCTGAACTTCATTATGTTTATTTCGCAGATGTCAGCATGTTGGTGGTAAAATGAAAGACTATAATGTAGCTGCTATGTCCTGTAGTGGACATGAAGCAGGTGTAACTATGCTTCGCAATGGTGAAATCCATGAGATTCTTTTGGAAGAAAGATTATCTGGCAAAAAGCATGATAACTTTTTATACTATATTTTTGGGAGTCTAAAAAAGTTTCATGATGAGTATGGTCTCGATGAAATTATTCTACTCAATGGAGAAGATGCAGAATTTCGGGACATGATTGACATGTTGGAGAAATATAAACTCAATCATATTAAAAGGGAGCAAGAAGTTCAGGAGCATCATTTATATCATGCTGCTTCAGCATTTTATGCCTCAGGATTTGAAGATGCTGCTTGTATTGTTATTGATGGATGGGGTGCAGACTATAGAGTTGATACTCTAATGGAACTGGCAGGTATTGAATTGAACGAGGAGGAACTAAAGCAGGCTCAGGCATGGGATGATGTCATGTTCCTAGAGAGTACATCAATATATGATGCACAATATCCACATGGGTTTACTCCATTGTGGAAAAACTTTATTGTTCCATCACCACAACCCAGAGGATTTATTGAAGTCTATTTTCCAAATGACTTCTTTGAAATGATGACTGCAAATGATAAAATTGATGTCAATTCATGTTACGACATTGGCATTATGTATGGGACAGTTACATATCATCTAGGATGGCATCGTGATGAATGTGGTAAGACAATGGGTCTTTCTGCATACGGGAAACAGAATGAACAGTTCCCACCATTCATTCTTGATAACGGAATGGCAAATATGAATGTGTTCTATAGTAATAGACTATTCAATACAACAAACTTCCCAGTTCTTAGACATCATGATGATTTCCAGAAGAAGGCAGATTTGGCATGGGAGATACAAAACTCTATGGAAGAAGTTTTGAGAATGAGAGTTGAACAAACTTTAGATCTGAGACCAGAAACTAAGAATATTGTATTCTCTGGTGGATGTGCATTGAATATATGTGCGAACTCAGTAATTCAAGAAGAGTATCCTGATATTAATTTCTATATTGATCCTATTGCAGGTGATGCATGTCAATCATTTGGTGCAGCAAAATTATTCCACTACGAAAGAACACAAGATACAACGATTAGACCATTAGATTCCATCTATAAGGGTAAAATTCCACCATCAAACAGTATTTTAAAGAAGCAAATTGAACTAGAGGTTGCAAGACAGGACAAATTAGGTTATAATTGAAAAGTATTTGAGAAAAGACATGAAAAGAGCGTTAATTACTGGTGGTGCAGGTTTTATTGCACATCATTTAATTTCACAGATTCTGAGAAACACAGACTGGGAAGTAGTTACGTTAGATCGTCTAGACTTTAGTGGAAATCTTAATCGTCTTCAAGATGTTTTAAAAGATTTTTCTGCTGAGGATCGTTCTCGGGTGAGGATTGTATTCCATGATCTAAAAGCAGCAGTGAATCCACTGATTGCTGCAGACATTGGTAAGATTGACTACATTCTTCACCTTGCTGCTGGTTCTCATGTTGACCGCAGCATCGAATATCCTATGGAATTTGTCATGGATAACGTTGTAGCAACCTGCAACATCCTTGACTATGCTCGTAGTCTAGATCATCTAGAAAGATTTGTTTACTTTGGTACTGATGAAGTCCTTGGTCCTGCACCAGACGGTATTCTGTATGATGAAAACGATCGTTATAATTCTACCAACCCATACAGTGCAACTAAAGCAGGTGGTGAGGAACTCGCAGTTGCTTTCCACAACACTTATGGTGTACCTGTATACATTACTCACACAATGAATGTCTTTGGGCAACGTCAACACCCAGAAAAGTTTATTCCTATGTGCATTAAACGTGCTCGTGATGGTGAGACAATTACAATCCATAGTGATCCAACTAAGGAAATCCCTGGTTCACGACACTATATCCATGCTGAAGATGTTGCTGATGCACTTCTGTTTCTTCTTGGTAAGAACGTAGAGTCATCTACTTGGGGAGGTGCAAGGTGTCCTAAGTTTAACATCGTTGGTGCGGAAGAACTCAACAATCTTCAACTTGCACAGATGATTGCTGATGCTCAGGGTAAAGAACTTAAGTATGAGATGGTTGACTTCCACTCTGCACGTCCTGGACATGATTTACGATATGCATTATCTGGTGAAAGGATGAAGGCAATGGGATGGCAACCAAAAGATATCCGTAATCGTGTCAAGGAAGTTGTTGAATGGACCCTAGCAAACGAACGTTGGATTAAGATCTAAATAAACTACACTCATTGATAATTATGGCAACATATCCTGTTAAGAATAAACAAACTGGTGAAACCAAAGAAGTGAAAATGAGTATTCATGATTGGGACCAGTGGAATGAAGATAATCCAGAGTGGGAAAGATATTACACTCCCGAAAATTCACCTGGATTGGGACTAGAACCAATTGGTGAGTGGAAAGACAAACTTGTTAAATCAAAACCAGGATGGAATGAAGTTCTAGAAAGAGCATCAAAACAACCTGGAGCACAAAACCTAAAGATCTGATATGGCTAGAAGGAAAAGAAACAACAATAACGTTGGTATTAATTCTGAGTACCATCGTCAAGCACTTAAGGGTAAGAAACCAATCAATACAGATCACCTTTTAAAAGTTGAACCACTTACTGATAATCAGAAGAAGTTGTTCAAATCTTATGAGGAAGGAAAGCACGTTGTTGCCTATGGAACTGCTGGTACTGGTAAGACATTTATTACTTTGTACCATGCGATTAAAGAAGCTTTAGATCAATTTACACCATATGAAAAGGTGTATATTATTAGATCCCTTGTGTCAACTAGAGAGATTGGTTTTCTTCCAGGAGATCATGATGACAAATCTAATCTCTATCAGATTCCATATAAGAACATGGTTAAGTACATGTTCCAAATGCCTTCTGATGCTGAGTTTGAAATGCTCTATGGCAATCTAAAGACTCAGGGAACAGTTGGTTTTTGGAGTACATCATTCATTCGTGGCACTACATTTGATAATTCTATTCTCCTCATTGACGAATTTCAAAACTTGAACTATCATGAACTTGATAGTATTATTACACGGGTTGGTGACAACTGTAAGATTATGTTCTGCGGTGATGCAAGTCAAAGTGATTTGGTAAAGACCAACGAAAAGAATGGTATCTTTGACTTTATGAAAATTCTAGAGCAAATGCCTTCAGTAGATATCGTTGAGTTTGATGCTGATGATATTGTAAGATCTGGTCTTTGTAGAGAATATATTGTCGCAAAAAATGAATTAGGTATTGTATGAAGTATGATGTTTACTATGATCCTGTAAATTTTCATGATGAAAATATAATTGAGCATGAGGATCGTAGTTCTCATTCAGATTATACCTACAGTCAATGTCCTGTTTGGGGGCATATGTTTGACCGAACCTTTATTGGATATTCTCCTGTAGATTTTTCACTACAATATGAAGGTGACATTCTAAAGTATCAAATTGATGAGGAACCTTGTGTTACCATTAAGTTAGATGATGTTGATGAAGAATATGGTGACGAAAATATTTTCTTCACACTAAGTGATCTGGATAGTGATATCCATGTCATTCAGTTATCATTCATCAATTCATTTTTCTGGACATCATATAAACAAGAATACTTGTGGTTTGAATTTTTAGATCACCCACAAACATTTGCTGATAATAACTTTGTTGCTATTGGTGGATGGTTTAATCTTGCCAATCATCCAAGAACAACTTCTCTTGGTATTAAATATGAAGCAAACTCACATGGAGTTATGATAGAGAGAGGTGATCCACTCTATCGAGTTCGTTTCTATACTGATAATATGAACGACAAACCAATTCTTAAGAAGAAAAAATCAACGGATAGTATGTTTGATGCTCTCGAAAATCGAAGAGAAGTTTTATCTGAAGATTCAAAGTTCTTAAAAGAAGTTTTATTTGACAAAAACCTAAGAGGAAAATGCCCTTATCATGACGTTTAATCACATTAATCTAGATCTACCAGAACTAACTAGAGAAACTATTGATGGAGTTCGATATTATACAGTACCGAATCATGATGGTCCATTAAAGTTTGTATCTGCCACATCAGTTACCAGTCACTTTAATCGTGAAATTTTTATAAAGTGGAGAAAAAGAGTTGGTGAAGCAGAAGCTAATAAAGTAACCAAACAATCTACAAGTCGTGGTACTGACATGCACACTCTTGTAGAGAACTTTCTTCACAATAAAGAACTACCTTCTGGTTCTGTTCAACCACTGTCAGAGTTTCTATATTTGATTGCAAAAGATGATCTTAATAGGATCGATAATATTCATGCTCTTGAAAGGTCCCTATATAGTCAGCAGTTAGGTATCGCTGGAACCGTCGATTGTATTGCAGAATTTGACGGTGAGTTAGCAATAATTGACTTCAAGACATCTAAGAAACCCAAACCCAGAGCATGGATCGAAAACTATTTTGTTCAATGTGCGGCATATGCGTGTATGTTGTTTGAATTGACGGGTATTTCAGTCAAGAAATTCGTAATCATCATGTCATGTGAAAGTGGAGAATGCGTAGTCTATGAGGAAAGAAACAAATCAAAATATATCAAACTTCTCACTCAATACATTAGAAAGTTTGTCGAAGATAAACTGTCTTGACCTTTAAAGTATCTAATGTTATAATGTTATTATGAATTAATTTTATTATATGTTATCAATCTTTTCCGATATTATGCCGAAGAAAGAAAACGAAGAGTTAAATAAAGAACTAGAAAGTAAATTCTATTCTCAGGTGAAAGTGTCGCAGGATATTGAAGAAATCTATACCAAGAATTCTGATATGAGTTACATTGATAGTGTAATGCATTTCTGTGAACTCAATAAGATAGATGTTGAATCTATTCCTAAACTAATCTCAAAACCGTTAAAAGAAAAAATTAAATACGAAGCAATGGAACTTAACTTCCTAAAGAGAACTAGTAGAGCTAAACTCTCAATTTGAAAATCGATTTTTAGTTCCAAAAAAGGTCGTAAAAAAATCCCCAAAATTTTTTCGCACGAAGGGTTTTTCAAAATATTATGTTGAAGATGACTCCATTTGATTGTTATAAAACTTATCTTGGTTTAAAGAATCATTTCACAAAAGATTCTTATGATTACCACAAGTATTGTGGTAAAACCCGTGCCTCTCTTCAGTCTTTCTACAAGAGGAAAGATAGGTACTGGTTTGAAAAAATTTCTAGACAGAAAGATGATGATGAAGTTAGAGACTTTTTTGTTTCTAACTTCATTTCTTGTGATGATCCACAGACTCTATGGATTGGTGAGATCATTCGTTCTGGTCAGATGAATTATAATAAGTGGCAGAAGAGGAATCAATCTTTGTCATATGTTTTTCGAGAAGAAGTTCAAAGTCTCATTGAGAATAAAGACTTTGACTCATTGTTTTCTGTAGAAAAAGGTCATCCAATTATCTTAAAGAAGCATTTGTGTGGTGATATTTCTATCGAATCTTTGGTAATCTTGGAAAAGATCTTAGGATATAAGAAGCACTTTGATAAGTCTTTGAAAGATCCAGTATGGGAATTGACCAGTCTACGAATTAAAAAGTATATTCCTTTTCTAAATATCGATGTCTTTAAATACAAAAAAATCTTAAAGGAGATAGTTTTATGACTTTCTTTGAATCTGAACTTGTGAAGAATGAGATGGATGAGATCTCTAAACTACAAGAAAAAGTCTATTCAAATGTGTTTGTCTTTCCAAGTTTAGATAGAGATGGCAAACTTAAACATATTAGTGATCTTGAGATGCTTATGGAGAAACAAAAGATTCTTTACATGAGACTTGCATTATCAGATGATCCAGATGCATTGAATATGAAATTAAAAATTCAAGATTCTGCAACAATGATGGGTCTTCCTGAAGATGTTGACATGAACGCACTCTTTGCTAATATGACTAAGTTGGTTGGTAATCTCAAAGAGCAATTGCTCAAGGAAATCGATTGACACTAAATAAAATGCCTGCTATAATGGCAGAGCACACAAGCCACAATACAAACAAACCGAGGTAATCCGAATGTCCTTTTCAAATCTTAAAAAGCAATCATCTCTTGGTTCTCTGACCTCTAAACTGGTCAAAGAAGTAGAAAAAATGAGCACCAAGAGTGGTGGAGATGATCGTCTCTGGAAACCAGAACTAGATAAGTCTGGTAACGGTTATGCCGTGATCCGATTCTTGCCTGCACCAGATGGAGAAGAACTCCCATGGGCAAAGATGTACTCCCATGCTTTCCAAGGTCCTGGTGGTTGGTTCATTGAGAACTCACTAACCACAAATGGTGGAAAAGATCCTGTATCAGAGTATAATCGTGAACTCTGGAACAGTGGTAATGAAGCAGATAAGGAAACTGTCCGTAAGCAGAAACGCAAACTGTCCTATTATGCTAACATCTATGTTATCAAGGACTCTGCAAATCCTTCTAACGAAGGTCAAGTCTTCCTGTATAAGTTTGGTAAGAAGATCTTTGATAAGATCATGGAAGCAATGCAACCAGAATTTGAAGACGAGCAACCCATCAATCCTTTTGATTTCTGGCAGGGTGCTAACTTCAAACTAAAGATCAAGAAAGTTGCAGGTTACTGGAACTATGATTCTTCTGAGTTTGATCGTCCTGCTAATCTACTAAATGATGATGATGCACTAGAAGCAGTTTGGAAGAAGGAGTACTCATTAGAGTCTCTAACTGCAGCAGATCAGTTCAAGACTTATGATGAACTGAAGACTCGTCTTGACTATGTTCTAGGTAACAAAGGTACTCCTCGTTTCCAAGATCAGGAAACTGTAGAAGAGGAAGCAGACTTCCGTCGTCAAAACCGTAGTGAAGAAACTTCTTTCACTCCCAAGTTCAATTCTGCTCCAACTCCTGCACCTGAACCTTCTCTTGAAACTACCACAGGAGAAGATGATGATGCACTATCATTCTTCCAAAAACTTGCTGAAGAAGATTGAGGTTAACTTATGAGAGGGTTTGCTTAACCCTCTTAGTTATTGCAGCATATTATAGTTTAATATTTAAATAGATTCTGTATCTTTAAGGGTTCTGCTGATAAAACCAGTGGAACCCTTTCTATATGACATGATCTCATCCATATCTTCAAATACAATATTTAAGTATAATGGTTTTAGTATCTTGATTACTCTTTTTTGTTCTTGAATTCTTTCTTCATATGTGTAATTTGTGACTGGAAAAGAACAATCTTCAAGAGATACATGTTGACCTAAATCACCATCATAGTATTCAACTTTATGGTTTACATTCACAACAACTTTTGCTGGAAAAACTACTGTACCATTAGAATTTTTTATTCTCTTAGATTCGTAATGATGAACTTCATATATTGCTTCATAACTTCCATATTTTTCTAGTAGGAAATCATTATATAAATTTGTAGGCATTGGCCATTCGTTTTGGATATTTAAAATGTTATTAGTAATTAAAACTACCCAATCTAAATCAGAATCACCATAAACTTTTTCTGCAACATTGTCTGGTCTTTCATCACCAACAATAAAATAATCTTCAAAGTAAGTTGTTTGACTTAAAATGTCCTCTCTAAGTTTTGCTCTTCTAAAAATATTTTTAGCATCAACTTTTAATCCAGGAGAACCTATCTCCAGAAGATTTTGATACTTTATGTTTGGTAGTCTTTTAAAGTAATTTGCCATGATTAATATCCTATTTGGTCTGTAGGTATGCCTGTATAATCATCATAATATAGTGGTTCCATTTCTGTAAATGATAATGACATGGTGTATGCAGTCATCGTTGCTGCAGAATCATTGAAAGTCATATAACTTCCATCAGGAATATAATTAACGTTTACAGATTTCAAAGCACAAACTTTAGGTCTACCAATTGATGGGTGATTACCATCACCTGATTGCCCACCTCGATGATAAGAAATTTTATATACATTTGGTGCGAGTAAGAAAAGATTTGTTGACTCTTTCCTCACTGCCATCGATTGCTTAAACATTCTAATAATTCTTCTGACCATTACTGCCTCAGCAGAGTTTCTTGGTCGTAATTGATATGAGAAAGAAAAATTTCTCAACTCTGGTTTTTGGAATAGTAAAACCATATTCGGATTTAAAATACCACCACTAGTTCTGGAAAGCATATTTGTTGTTTGAGATGCTGCTTGAGCAGCTTGCATCGCAATATATTTCTTTGCTTCTACACTCTTACCAGAAAGAGCAGTTTTTGCATTAGCTAAAGATTTACCAAGACCTCTACCACCATCAATAATAGCACCATAAGCTGCCTCATATGCAAATGCTTTTAAAGGATTTACTTCATTATTTCCCCAACCAACAGCATTACCATCTTCAGCACCACCCGATATAGACAAATAGCACGTTCCTTCTAATTTACCAAGACCTGCAGAATCAAAACCTATTTGACCTGCACTTTTAAATGTCTGGGGTTCATATCTATGTGTTGCAAATTTTATATAATCTTGTTCAAGTTTAACCATTTTTTCAGGAAACTGTAACGTACCAAAATCCCTAGATTGTGATTTGAATGTTATTGGATTCGCAGATTCGTAGGCAGTTTCTTGACTTGTATCTTCATTTGTTTCACCATCAGTATCATCATCGGAACCAGTGTCATCATCTTCTTCTGAAGTTTCAACCTCTGTGGCAGTTAAAGAGTTTGATTCTATTTCTGTAACAGTTAATGCACTACTAGATATCAGTTTTTGTTGATCCTCAATCGATAGATTAGCATTTCTTTTTTCTGTACCATTTCTCTGCAAATCATCATTCCCACCATTAGCCATCGCAGAATTTAATTTACTTTGACTAATATTTTGACCACCAGGAAGATTTTTTGTAGATTGTAGTAATGCTTCTTTGTCTGTAATAGTAATTTGTCCGTTAGATTTGACGGATCCACCTCTTCCAATTAATGTTTCTGTACCATTAATTGTTGTATAAATTTCATATCCACCATCTTGCTTTACTAGTTGGTCTGCTCCACCATCACTAGAAGTTGGAAACCTATAGATTATTGGTATATTAAATTTTTTATTTTGTACTCTAGAACCCTTGCCCACATTAATATCTAGACTCAGAGTATGTTCTTTTTTCTCTTTGTATGTCATCTAGTGGATGCTGTTATTCAGCTATTTAGTATTGTTTTTTGATATGGTATTGATTTCATATATTCAATCTCTTCATTATATACCCGATGAACTTTACCAATAACTTCTTGCCAAGTATATCGTCTTGGCATACTTAAATGAAAGTTCAACCCAGTGAATCCCCAAGAATGAATAGAAGTGCAGGCAATTAATGGATGTTGATCGTAAATAATGTTGGGAGTTTTTGCAAGATAAACAAATGTATAATAATTTCCTGGTTCTGGAATATATTCAGACTCGGTGAATACTTCAAGAACTGCAGTCATATAATCATCTGGATCAGAAAAGGTATCGATTAGTGCTCCTAATTCTGCAGTGCGATTCATCTCTTAATGCCAAGTTCGTTTTCTGTTATGATTTTAAATTCAAGTAAACGATCAGCACAAAATTCTGATGCTGCTCTCCATTTTGCTTGGTTTACTGCGTATGTTTTTACCTCATACAACCATGATTTAGTCTTACGTTTTGGTTTTGGGTTAGGTTGTTGTGTTTGTTTATGTGGTTTTACTTCAATTACATACTTTTTAATTTTACCATCTCTTTCACGAACCTTAACGAAAAAATCTGGAAAGTATTTGTGAACTCGATTATCAACAGGAGAACGATAGGGTATCCAAAACTCTTCACTACCCCATTCTAAAATACTTTCATTAGTATCACACCAATTGCAGAATCTCCTTTCCCACGAACTTCTACAAATTATATTATTTACATCACCCACATACTTTTGAGTGTTTGAAGGTTTAAATCTACTCTTGATGCTTTTCGACATCTCTTATACATAGTATAACGAAGTATCTTTATTTATAGTGTAATGGCAGCCACTGGACCAAAGAAATTTAGTATGGCTGATGTCAAAGCCAGGATGGGTAACTATGCATCCACTAACTATTATCACGTATATTTTAAAATACCAAGTAAAGCAGAACAATTCGTAAAAGCACAGTATGGAGTCAATACATCACAATATCAAAATTTAGTAGAAATTGCTTGTATTGATACTACGTTACCAGGTTCTAGTCTTGTAACTCATGAAATTACAAATGATTATACTGGAATTACTGAGAGACATGTATATCGTAGACAATTTGACGGTAAAATTGATTTTACGTTTGCCATTGATAGGGAATATACTCTCCTAAGAATGTTTGAAGGATGGATGGGATATATTGGTGGTGAAAATGATCCACAAAACTTTTATAATAGGGATCAGATCAACGAAAGTTATAGAGTCCCTTTTACGAATGACTATATGTGCCAAAATTTATCCATTGTTAAGTATGAAAAGGATAGTTTCTCTCCATCAGGATCTAAAAAATCACTAAAATATACTTTTTTAAATGCGTTTCCGATTGCTATCACAAGTATTCCAATATCTCAAGGACCAACTGACTTCTTGACAATGACTGTAACTATGGATTATCAAAAGTACTTCACCGAACCTATTCAGGGTAATTCCAGTTCTCCTGGTGAAGAAAAACCTAAAGCATCCGATGAAAATGTCGGAGCTGAGACTACTGCAGCAACACCTGGAGCAAACGGTCTCATAGGAGATGGGTATGATCCATACCAAGGATTTGCCTAATAAATAAAATTACTGAGTTGAAATACTATGCCATTACCAACAATTGCTACACCAACGTTTGAACTAGAGTTACCTTCAACAGGACAAACGATTGAATATAGACCATTCCTAGTTAAAGAAGAAAAGGTTCTCCTATACGCATTGGAGTCTGAAAGTCAGAAACAAATTAGTAATGCAGTGAAGACTGTTATTAAAAATTGTATCAAAACAAAAGGTATCAAGGTTGAAAAACTTCCAACCTTTGATATTGAATACCTATTCTTGAACATTCGTGGAAAATCTGTTGGAGAAGATATTGAGGTTAATTTAATTTGTCCCGATGACGGTGAGAGTACTGTCACTGTTCAAATTAATGTTGATGATATTGAAGTTCATAAGGAAAAAGGTCATGATCAACAGATCAGACTAGATGATACTATTATGCTTGAGATGGCATATCCATCACTAACACAGTTCGTTAAAGATAACTTTGATTCTGAAACTGAAGCAGATAGATCTTTTGATTTAATTGCAACATGTATTGACAAAGTTTATACTGAAGACGAAGTTTGGGAGGCTGCAAACTGCACTAAGAAAGAACTTATGGAGTTTGTTGAGCAAATGAATTCAACACAATTTAAAAAGATTGAAGATTTCTTTACCAGTATGCCCAAACTATCCCATACTGTAAAGATTGTAAATCCAAATACAAAAGTTGAAAGTGAAGTTGTACTTGAGGGTCTAGCATCTTTTTCGCATAGGCATGATCCATATGGATCTTGAGAATTATTTCCGTCTCAATTTTGCCTTGATGCAGTACCATAAATATTCATTAACTGAGATCGAGAATATGATTCCGATCGAACGTGACATCTACGTTATGCTACTTCAACAACATCTTGATGAAGAGAAGTTAAAACAGCAGACAGCAAATGGCATCTAGGACTAGCACCGATCCACTAGAAATACTCTTAGAGATGGGTGTAGACCTAGATAATCTCTCTGGTGAGGAAGATTATCTTAGTGCCTTGATGGAGGCGGCAGCAACTATTGAATTCTTGACAAAAGGAAGTGGTGATGAACGTAGTGCTGCCCTTAGAAAAGAAATTATAGCAGTAAGAAAGAAAAGAAAAGCAGCAGATCCAAAGTTTAAAGCAAAAACTGCAAAAATATCTAAGAGTTCTTTTAAACCAAAGCAGGCACCTAAACAGAAAGTATTACCTTCAAGTGCTCTTGTTCCGTATCAGAGTCCAGAGAATAAACCTGAGGAAGAGAGTGGAAATAAAAAAACAAAAAATGAACTTGTAAAGTCTGATAAAAGTGAAAGTATTTTTTCTAGTATTCTGAAGAATATCATTGCAATAAAAGGTCTCATTAAGGAAAGACTTAATGTAACTAAGAGTATCAGAAATGCTGAGAGAAAGAACCTTCTGAAGCAGAAAAGAAAAGCAAAAGAAGATTTGTTAGAAAAGGATAAGAAAGGAAATGGTTTCCTCAAAAAATTAAAAGGTGCTTTACCTCGATTAAACATATTTGATGCAATATTTAATTGGATCAAGAATGTAGTTCTAGGTAGAATTCTTATCAAGATCATTGATTGGATGTCAGATCCAAAGAATAAGAAAAAACTTGATACTCTTGGTAGGTTCTTAAAAGATTGGTGGCCAGCACTTACTGCTGCATTTGTATTGTTTGCTACTCCATTGGGTGCTTTTATTAGAACCGTAGTAAGTGGAATGGCAAGACTTACTGCGTTCTTAGTACGAAGAGCAATACCTGCGTTAATAGGTTTTGCAGCAAAGAATCCACTTGCAGCTGCTGCAGTTGCCACTGCCATCGGTGCTGGTGTTTTAGCATATAGAGCTAAGGATGGCACTGAACAGCAACTAGAAGAGAAAGGTCTGAGTGATGCTACTCCAAAGGAGCAAGCAGATGAACTATCAAAACCTGGTAGTATTATGGAAACATTTACTAGGGGTCTACTACCTTCTTTGAATGATAAACGAGAAGGATATTCTGGTGGTGGTATGGCTCGTGGAACTGATACTGTTCCTGCCATGCTCACTCCAGGTGAGTTTGTAATGAGTCGTGGTGCTGTTGATAAGTTTGGTAGTGGTTTTATGGAATCTATCAATGCTGCTGGTGGTGGTACAAATAAACCAAAAATAATGAGTGGAACCACATATGCATCAGGTGGTGGTAGTGTTATTGCGTCCGATTCTAAAGTGAGTTATTATGATCCATCTCTTGGTGGAATTAATGCGAGTGGTGCTAAAACTGCTAGTGGTCTACCTGCTACTTCTACTGGTGAAGGATATAAACCAGAGGTATTTTCTGCTGCAGCATTTCCACCATTACTAAAACTTCTTCCCAGTGATATGACAGCACCTGCACAAGGTTTCCCTGGAGGTAGAACATTAAAAAGTCCATTCCAGGTTGTTGTTACCAAAGGTGATAAAAAGGCAGTTGTGCGTGTCAATGATGTTGGTCCTGGTGTTGAAGGACACGCAGATAATCATATGCTAGATTTTAGTGTTGCTACTAAAAATTATCTAGGAACAGGAAGTGGTGGATTTGATATTCACATGGCAAAGAGTAATGCTAAATTGGGACCAATCGATAAAGATAAAAATATTTCCAACTTTACAATCAAGTTTGACGGATTGAAAAATTATGGTGGTTATGTTCTTCCTAGTCTTGATAGCATTCCCAACTATAGTCAAGAAAAAGAAACTAAGAAAGAGTATAAAGTTGGTGATCTTGTACAAAAGACTACAGGTGGCAAAACTAGAATCCTAGTATTCGATGGTCAAGGATGGGCAGATGCTAGAAACCCGAGGGCAGCAACATCTCAAGGAACTGTTACAACTACACTAGGTGGTAGATCTGCATCTGAAAGTCGAGCTAATAGTGGTATTATGAGTAGTCTAGAAGGTATAGATTTCTCAGATCTAAGAGGAACTTCTGCTTTTAGTGATATTTTTGCTGGAGCAAGACAGAGTTTAGGAACAGAAGGACCAACATTTACTCCATATGTAAACTCTTTAAGTGATTCACCAAGTACATCAATTCAAAACAATAATACTACTAATACATTTAAGTCTGATGGTAGACAACAACTCATCCCATTTCCTTTGGAGAGACTTTCTCCAATCGATAACTTAAAACGTCAACCTCTAAATTCAGTTGAAACTATAGATCTTGATCCAATTACATCGGCATTTGGACCACCATCTTCAAATCCCACAAACTCACCACATGATCCAGAATTTCCAACAATTTCAGAATCCAAAGAGTCGGTAATTGTGAGAGAAATGGTTCTTCTAAACACTCTTGGAGGTGATGGAGAATGATTGGATTACTGGGGAGTTCAATTACAAGAGCAGTTGGTGGTCAACTAGCAAAAGGTGCTGCAAAAAAAGCACTTGGTGGTAAAAATAAAAAACAATCTCAAATTGTAAAAAGTCCAACCCAAGGTCAAGGACAAGGAAAAGGTGGTGCGATTGCAATAAGACCAAAGTCTGTACTTATACCAGCATCAACTATTCCTGCAAGAAATAATAAAACAGTATCTGGATCATCAAAGTCTGGTCCAGGAACACTCGAACGTATTGATAAAGAAGTTCTTGAAATTAGAAACTTACTTGGCAAGTCAATAAAAATAGAGAAACAAGATGCAACTACCAAGAAAAAATTATTTGAAAAAGAATTAAGGCAGTCTAAAGAGAACAAACTAGAAAAAAAATCTAAGATTGGTTCTGGACTTGGTGGACCAGGACTTTCAAAAATTCTTCCCAGTGGTGGAATTATTGATGCTATTCAAAACTTTATATTCAGTGTTATTGGTGGTAAAATATTAATATTTTTATTTGAAAACAGAGAAGCAGTATTTAATATTGTAAAAGGTCTTGCTGCTGCCACAGAATTTATCCTAGATCTAGGAGGAAAAATTCTAAATGGAATTATATCTCTAGTTGATGGTGCCTATGATATTACCGACGCAATATCAAAAGAGATTGAAGCTGTTGGTGGAGAGGATGCTGGAAAAGAATATGGTAAGTTCACAGAAAAATTCAACAAGTTTGTTAACATTGCAATGATCTTGGCAATGTCTGGAGTTCCTCTTGGTGGTATGGGATCTCCTGCAGCAAAACCTGGAGCAAAACCTGGAGTAAAACCTCAAAGTAATCTATCACCTGGTGGAAAACCAGGACCAGGATCAAATAAATTTGGTGGTGCAAATAATAAGACTACGGAATATATGAATCGTAACCGCACGGCAAAATATTTTGAGAGAAAGTATGGTAATAATGCTGCTAGAGAATTTTCTAATGCACATAACAATGCTATAAACTCTGGCATGAAGCCAAAAGACGCATTAGCAGATGCAAAGAAACGTACAGAAAGGTTGATAAGAAAGAACAAGGGTCGTTTCAAAGTTCAATCTGCAGGACCTGGTTTGAGAGGTGGACCTGGAGGACAAGTAGCATCTGGAAGAGCAGGTGGTGTTTTTAGAAGAGGACTTAGAAATTCTGGAAGTCGTCTTCAGACCAGAATTATGGGTCGTGGTGCAAGACTTGGTTTGAATAGAACAGGAGCAAGACTTGCAAGTAAATTTGCCAGAGTTGGTGCTGGACCTCTAGGTAGAATACCAATTGTTGGTCCACTTATGGTTGGTATTGCTTCCTATATGGAAGATGGTAAACTTGATAGAGCATTGTTTAAGGTAGGTGGTTCTGCTATTGGTGGTTTCCTTGGTTCATTTATCCCAATTCCATTCCTAGGAACACTCCTCGGAACACTTGCTGGTGAATATGTTGGTGACTTATTTTATGAACTACTGCGTGGTGGTGGTGCATCTGCGGTTGGAAAGAGACTGAAAAATGATATTTTAAAAGTTGTAAATGGAGCTAAATTATTTTCTGAGTGGATGATGAAGGGTATTTCTAATATCCAAAAACAAGATGGACCAGAACTTGATTTATCATGGGTTCCCTTCTCAGATTTTGGTAAGATAAGACTTGGTGGTTGGGCTACTTTATTAAATCCTTTAGAGTTGAATCTAGTTAAAAAGTTTGATGTTTTAAGAAAATCATTCTTCTCAGAATCGAATAATAATCCTGATAGTTCAACAACTTATACTGAAGGTGGAAGTAACGATGGAAGAGGAAATAGTGATGCTGAGGGTGAAGAAAGTAGGAGTGGTGGTGGTGCAAGACCAACTGTAACTGGTGGTGGTGGTAGACGTTCAATTCCTTCTGGGAATGGAGCAATTACCAAAGTTCCATTTGGTGATCCAAACTTTAGTCCAGGTACAACTAGAAATAAGTCCACACAAATTTATCTACATTGGACTGGTGGAAATTATAATGATACTAGTGCAAGTTATGGATATCATACTATTTTTGCAGGTGACGGCAGTATTCATAGAAATAAAGGATATGATGTTACTGGAATGCATACTGAAGGAAAGAACTCTAATTCAGTAGGACTATCACTTGCTGCTATGGGTGGAGAAGGTGTAGATTGGGATAGATTTGGGTCATACCCAGTTACTCAGGAACAATTAAATGCAATGACTGCAGAAGCAGCAAGACTTGCAATCAAATGGGGGTGGAGTGAAGGTGATATTGATAAGAATATTTGGACTCATGCCGAAGCAGGTTCTGGTTTAGATCCAAGAGGATTGAGTGGACACCTAGACAAGAATGGAGATGGAGCTCCAGATAATTATGGTCCGAGAATGTGGGGTGGATCTGTAGCAAGATGGGACCTATTGAATGTCACTGAAGGTGCAGAAATGGGCAGTGGAGGTAGTGTTGCCCGTGACATGGTTAAGAAACATTTTAGAAACTTTAAGCAAGAAGAAACTCAAAGAGGAAAAAGTGATGCTGAAGGTCTAGAAGCAGCAGCACCATCAGGATCAGGTGATAGAAAGATTCCAAATTCATCTGGACTAGAAAAGTGGCTCAATAATACTGAGAGAGGTAGTGGAGAAGAATATAATTTGAAAGGAGTTGGAAATTATGTTAGAGGGACAATGTTCGGAGGAGCACCTTATGACAAGTTATTCCTATATCCTGGTGCTAAGGAATTTAAAGATAAGAATGGACAAGTAAAAGGCATAACAAGAATTAGATCATATCTAGAAAGAAACTATCCAAATTTGTTGTCTGATAAAATTATGGATGAAAAAGGAAGGACCCAGAAAGGTGCGGGTCTTCCTGGTAATCAAAGTCTTTCCCTTAAAGAAAGGAAAGCTGCTTTAGATGCGAAACAAGAGGTAAAAACAACTACAAAGACTACTACCACAACAACAGAAGATGATTCAAGAGAAAGAAATACAGGTCTAGAAGGTATAGATTTTTCAGATCTAAGAGGATCTTCTGCGTTTACTGATATTTTTGCTGGGGCAAGAAGTAATTTATCATCAATAGGTCCTTCTTCTACCATTATGAGACCTGAAGAACTAAATAGGGATATTGCTTTACGTGATCAAGCAAGTTATGAGCAGGATGGTAGTAGAACAATTATAGTAAATCAACCGTATCTAATTGCTACTGGTAATCGTGATGAGCAACAACTAGCAAGTTCATCTGGAAGTAAATTCTATTCGTAAATGACAACAAACAAAGCACTCGAAGTACACAATATAACGAAGTTTAAACTTCATTCAAACTATGGAAAGGATATTAGTTTGCTTGGAGAGGGTGCATTTTCTCATGTCTTGATATTTCAAAGCATCTACGACCATTCTGTTCGTGCAACATTTGAAATGTTTGATAGTGGTATAAGACAGGAAGAAAAGAAAACTAAATCTATTGAAGAAACAGAGTCATTTAATATAACTGCTGGTGAAAAGGTTGAACTTATACTTGAAGATGAAAGAAAACAAAAATTAGAATTTATTGAAGGAAAAGTATTTACAATATCCGAAGTGAAAGCTTCAATGACGAACACTATGAAAGAAAACTTCAAGATTGAAATGTGTCTGAATGATTTTATAGAGAATGAATTGGAGGAAAATTTTGTTGTTGAAAGATTTGATCAAAAAATAAGTGCTACTGTTAATCAAGTTCTTTCTAAGGTAACTGAAAGAACTATATTTATTGATCCAACAGTGACAGAACTACCTATAAAAGGATGCACTGAAAGACCTTTTGATTTTGTTACATCATTATGTTTAAAAGCACAACCAGAAAAGTTTCCTGAATCTGCAGGATATCTTCTTTTTGATAATTATAATGGACTACACTTCAGATCCATTGATGTTATGTTTAGTCAAGAACCCAAGAGGAAAATGATACTAAACGAAACTCCAAGACTTCCTCCAGGATATAGTAATAAAATATTGAATGTAGAATTTAATAACACCATGAATGTTCTTGATAGTTTAAGATATGGTGCATTACAAAACGACAAGATGAGGACATTAGATCCAAACTATCATACATATGCACAAAACTCTCACAATAGTGATGACCTTTATTTGGGAGACAATAATCTTAAGGATGTAAAACCAGTAGTTGGAGATCACTTAGAACTTCCAAAAAAATCTAGTAGAGTTATGAATCAAATGCGTGACACTGGTGTTCATCCACCTGGAAAAGACCTAGAAGAACAACTCCCATTTGCACAAGAACGGGTATTTGATCATGATACGATCCCACAATTAGCAATCAAAAGACATTATCAGTCTAGGTTATATACTGTAAATATTAAATTATACGGTGATTTTGGCATTTTCCCTGGTGATGTAGTATATTGCGACTTTCCAGAAATTTCTTCGGACCAATCTAAAAAGAATATTTCAAAGAAAAAATCTGGAAAATACTTAGTAGCAGATGTGGCACATTTAATATGTCCAGAAGGTTGTTATACTAAGCTAAATATGATCAGAGACTCAATAGTAGAAGAGGAGTAAAATGGACAGTATCGAGCAACATATTGAAAAGGACAAAGAGATTCTTGATAATCCAATGATCTCACCCAATCAACGTCGTCATATTGAAGGTGAGTTGCATGAATTGGAAGACTATGCAGAACATCATAAGAAAGAAATTGAAGAAGGTGATCATCACGATCCCTCTCCACTAGAATTATATTGTGACGCAAATCCATCAGAACCAGAATGTCTTGTTTACGAGGACTAAATGAACAATGGTTAGAAGAGTAACAAGCCAATACAATAGAACAGGTGTTGAAAAAAATGTAATGTACTGGTGGACTGGTCAAGTAGTTGATGAGTCTACCTGGCTTGACAATGAACTTACACCAAATCACCCAAAGGGTGCTGCAAAAGGTCACGGAAAACGATATCGTGTTAGAATATTCAGTAGAGATTCTGAGGTCAAAATTGTCCCAGATCAACAACTGGATATGGCAGATGTCATTATCCCTGTAACTGCAGGTTCTGGTCATGGTTGTTATTCTGAGACTGTTGTCTTATCTCAAGGATCCTGGGTTACAGGATGGTTTTGGGATGGTGCTGAAGGTAGACAACCAGTTATTTTAGGTTCTCTCCCCAATAATCCAGATACGGGACTTTTTGGTGGAGATCCACCAGAAGGATATATTGGTAGAACTGGTCTGAATGGTCTAACTGGACCAAAACCGATAAAAGAAGAAGATATACTTGCTGGCACTGCAAGTGGAACTGCAATGCCTGCTATCGAATCAAAAAGTGCAGATCCTAGTGAATTAACCAACGCAGATCCTATACAAACAGCAGATGGGAATGAGGTATCACCAAGAAAAAGAAATATTGAGTGTGAAGGTGGTTCTGGTCCATTAAAAGGTGTTCAAGGATTTATCCAAAGAGCTCTTGCTACTATCCAAAAACTAAAACTATTCAAATCAACAGCACAGAGCACAATTAACAGTATCTTAGCAACTGCATCGAATATTACAAATCAAGTTGCTGGTGCAGTTGCAAGTCTCTTTAAGATGATTGTTGGTAAGATGAGAGGATTTATCCTCAATAAAATCAATGCTGGTCTTAAAGATGTTGGAGAACTGTTACCACCAAGTTTGAGACAAGCATTTTCTTCTGGTGCTAATAATACGATTGACACACTTGCCTGTGTATTCCAAAAAATTATGGGTACACTCTTTCAGATGGCAAAGGGTATGTTTGAGGAGTTGGTTGATAGTTATGTTATGGCACCATTATGTGCCGCCGAGAAGATGGTCGGTGATATGATTGGAAATATTCTGGGTGAAATTACTGATGCTGTAGATGGTGCAATAGGTGCTATTGCTGGATTAGTTGACTCTGGATTTGCTATTGTAGACCAAGCATTTTCTGTTCTTGAAATTATTCAAGGTCTCCTTAATTTCTTAAAATGTGATGCTACTCCAGATTGTGAGTATAAAGATCAGTGGAGTTTCTGGAACGGTTCTAGTCTATCGGCAGATGTGTCTGATGGAATTGCAAATATTATGAAAGATATCTCACAGGGAGTTGATAATGCTCTTGGAGGAGGTGGAGGAGGTGGTGGAGGTGCTGGAGCAGGATGTAACACTGATCAACTACCTTGTGGTCCTCCAGGTCTTTCTTTCAGTGGTGGAGGTGGATCTGGTCTTGCTGGTAATTTGATAATGTCTGCTGGACAAATCATGGGTGTTGATTTCTCCAGTTTTGGTAGTGGATATTCATACACACCAACTCTTAGTGTTACAGATGGTTGTGGAAATGGTGGTGGTTATAAAATAGAACTTCTTACTAATGATGGAAACAATTCTTCATCAGATACAAGTATAAAAGAAGGAGAGAATATTCAGATTGTTGGTGCTGTTGTAGTCCAACCTGGTTCGGGTTATCTAGATGAACCAGACGGTTCTACAAATATTAGTAAACCAGAAGAGTCAATTATTAGATATGAAGATGATAGATGGGAGGTAATGAAACCTGATGATGTAGTTGAGATACCTTATAAAGAAGACGGATATGATAATTGTCCTACTATTGCTATGCCAGTAGATACAGAATCTCAAGTATTTGATCCAAGTGGAAATGTAATTCAAGTTCTTACTGGTCAAGGACCAACAACTCCACTTCCAATGTGTAATGGTGGAACAATTACAATTCCAACTCCTCCAAATGTATTTGAAAACGAGCAAGGTCCTGCAGATTTTACTGGAACTGCACCTGTAGATCCTGAACTCAATTCACCATACGTTAATGTTACGACTGGTACTGGAAATTGGGATGGATTTGTTGGTGAAGATGTTAGAAATGATGATAAGGCAATTTGGGATGGTGAAAAATGGAGACTTATAAAAGAACCACGTGATAATAGACCTAATAGTGGTGGAGAAAAGGCAGATATTATATTAGATGGGGTGTATATTTACAATCCTGGATATAACTATCAACAAGGTGATGTAATTGTAGTAGAACCAGATACTGGTTTAAAATTAATTCCAACATTTAATGATATTGGTCAATTGACTGATGTTACAATTCAAGATCCTGGGTCAACATTTAGTTCTTACCCAGAAATTTACATTAAATCAGTGACTGGAATTAATGCTACAATCTTACCAATATTTAAAGTTAGGACTGAAGAAGATCCTGACGCAAATTCAAGAATTCTTTCTGGAGACAGAATTATTTCTGTTGATGATTGTATTGGTAGATTGATTATAGGTTATGTAAATGGTCAACCATACTATGGACCATTCCATAAGCATAAAGGAAGGAAGATGGTTGGTGCTGTACATAGTTCCAAACCACATGCATTCATTTACGATACACCAGAAGCAAGTCTGAGAGATCCATATTCAAAACTAAAATCAAAGATTTATACTGCAGGACCAACTGTTCCAGTTGAGGAAACAGAAGTTTCTTCGGATGAAAGTGTTATGGTGGAACAATCAACACCCACACCTGCACCTACACAAACTCCCACAATCATATCAACACCAACACCACCTCCAACAACTAGACCCACACCACCACCATCTAGTGGAGGAAGTTCTGGATATAGTAGTGGTGGAAGTGGTGGATCAGGGTACTAAATACAAATAAAAACACAGTATGTCAGAGTCAAAGCAATTAAAACATTTCCAGGTAAGAAAAACTAATCCTCAGGGTGATTTGTTGCTTGGAACTCAGTGTGCTGACGGTGTAATTACTGGATGTGGATTTGAAGCTTTCCACCCATTACATTATCTGCATATGGATAATGATGGAAATAGAGCAGGATGGACTTCTCTAAGAAATCCTGGTGTATTTCAGATAAAATGTGGTGATACTGTAAATGGTAGAGAACCTGGAATTGATATTCATTGTCTCAATGGTGATATAAACTTGACAGCAGACAATGGTCGTATTAGACTGGTTGCTAGAGATATCGACATTCTAGCAAATGGTGAAACTACAGGACGTGGCCATATCAAAATAGAAGCAAACCAAGATATTAAACTTAAAGCCGATGGATCATTTGATCTAAAAGCAGAAGTTGGGTATAGACTTTTTACACCTCATGTAGGAAAGGTCGTGGCAAATACTGAACTGAAAATAGTATCAAACTTTGTTAAGGGATTGACATGTGCATCTTCAAAACTAATCGGTAAAACAGATCTCTTGAATGTCGCAGATTTCACAACATTATCATCTTATATTTAAATAATTATGGCATGGTCATTCGATGATTTAGTAATCCAACATCAACTCAATGTTGGTGCAGGTATAGTTCCATTTTTTGGATTAGGAGCTGCAAGAGTTCGTGGTGCCGCATATATTGAAGGACCAATGAATGTTGGCACACCATTTCCTCTATGTTTTGGTGCAGTTAATATTGGTCCCCTAATCAATCCCGATTCACCACCACCATTTATTCCTGGTGGGTTCTGCTATGGACCACCTGCAAACCCATTCTCGTTAGCAGTCTTGGGTAGTGTTGGTATTCTGGGTGATCTTAATGTTGCCACCAATGCAGTCGTAGGTGCTAATGTTTTAGCACAAGGCATGGTTATAGGTAGTTGTGGAAGACATGTTCTTGCACTCAAAAAAGATTTACCATTTGATATGCCTCATCCAAATAAGGATGGATGGAGATTAAGGCATGTTTGTATAGAAGGTCCAGAGATTGCTGTATATTGTAGAGGAAAGATTCCACCAAATGGTGTTATTGAACTCCCATCTTTTTGGGATGGTCTCGTCAATAAAGAAGATATGTCCATTAACCTGACACCATTTGGAACTTGGCAAGAACTATTTGTTCAAGAGATTAGATGGGGAAAGCAAGTTATTGTAAGAAATAATCTTGGTGGACCTATTCGTGGTGATTATCATATTGTTGCCCGTAGACTAGATGATGATCTTATTGTAGAATATGAGGGTGAATCACATGAAGATTATCCTGGAGGAAACGAAGGATACTCTTTCAACTTTGAACACAACTATGTTGAAGGATTGATTAAAGACATGGTTAAAGAAAATCTAAACAACATTGAGGAAAAATAATGACATTTACACCAGGAAATAGACCACCAGGTCCCGATTGCGCTGATACCGCAGTTTGGGGAGCTCCATCAACTTTAACGCAGTATATTGCAAAGATTAAAGTTGAGGGACAAGATGATTATCCAGCAGATGCTTGCCCACCATATTATTATTCAACAGCAACGATTGACAATTTTACAATCACTGCAACGTTGGGTGTTGGTGGTCTTTTGACGGGAACATCTGCAGCATTTTCTGGTTTAGTTTCTGCAGGATCGTTCAGTTCAAACTCGAAAGCATTCAATATTCCACACCCATCACCAAATAAAGATGGTATTAGGTTGTGGCATGGATGCCTTGAAGGACCAGAATATGGTGTATATGTTCGTGGTAGAGTAACTAATAGAAAAGAAATTAATCTTCCTGCATATTGGAAAGACCTTGTAGATGTTAGGACAATGACTGTTTCACTAACACCTATTGGTTCCCATCAAAATGTTATTGTAAAAAGACTTGATTCTGAAAAAGTACATCTACAAGCACAGGGTGGTATGCCAATTGATTGTTTCTACCACATTTATGGAGAACGTAAGGACATCGATCCACTGGTCATCGAGCAAGAAGAAGTTGACATGGATCCCTGATCCTGCTATGATACGTGGGTAAACCAGGGAAAACCATGGAAGAATACGTCAATTCAGTACTAATTGATATGAGTACGAGGAAATTCACGTTATTTTCAAGTTTGGGTAATGAAAAAGTTGTTAATTGCGATAACTATGATGAATTCATGAATGTATTCAAAGTTGTTCGTGACAAAATTGATGAAGATATGATCTTCTATACAAAACCAAATGTGGCAGCATGATTGAAGAGTTTGTAACAAAATTAACAGGAAAATATAATAATTTAAGTCAAGCACAATCAAGTCCCAGAGATCACTCTCATGTTCATATTGAATGGACAAACCTTCGTGAAGGAGGTAGAATGACCATTAAACAATGGTATGATCATGAGGGAGAATCAAGTCCTTATCGTGCTCGTTGCCATAAGGTCTTGGTAAAAGATGACTCAATCGTTGTTGAAAACTGGGGCACTGATTGGACCCATAGTCCTACATTCGATATGAGGTTTACACTCATAGATACATTCTATAAAGGTGAACTAATTTATCCAGATCCAATCATTCGTGAAACAACACTTAAAAGTTTTGTGGAATTTGATGGGTATACCTATCGTAGTATGGATCAAGGATGGAAAGGTAACAAACTTGATTGGGGTTCATTAACATATTATGAACTCCAAAAGGAAAACGGATTTTAAATCAAAAAAATGGGGCAAAAAAATCCCCACAATTTTTTCATATGAGAGGTTTTTGAAAATTATGCGACCAGAAACAAGAGAGTCAATGGAAATGCTATTTTCGGCAAAATGGAATCTTCCGAAAGCAGCAAAAAATTGTGGATTGACAGAAAAGGAAATGAAAATAACATTTAATGAATACTGCTTTTTTCACCCACCCACTTGGGAATCATCGGAAGTGTAGCTCAATTGGCAGAGCGAGAAGCTTATACCTTCTGTATGCACCAGATTAGTGCGCGGTTGTGGGTTCGAGTCCCACCACTTCCATAAAATTATTACTATAATTATATTGATAAATAGACCTATAGGAATTTAACGCGTTAATACAATGGGTCTTAGTCGTCTGGATAATTTTCTAAAGAGTACTAAAGGTGAGATTCTTTATGTAGATCCTTCAAGTTTGGATTCTACTGATAGTATCGAAAATAAAGGTAACTCTTTAGCAAGACCATTTAAAACAATCCAAAGAGCACTGCTAGAGGCATCTCGTTTCTCCTACCAAGCAGGAGAAAATAATGATAGATTTGGTAAAACTACCATTCTACTCTATCCTGGTGAGCACATAGTAGATAATAGACCAGGATGGATACCAATCCAAGATCAAGTACCAAATACATATAGACTTAGGTCTGGTACAACTTCTGATGATTTTCCACCATTAGATGTAAACAGTAATTTTGATTTAGATAGTCCTAATAATGCATTATATAAACTTAATAGTGTTCATGGTGGTGTCATCATCCCTAGAGGCACATCATTAGTTGGTCTTGACCTTAGAAAGACCAAGATTATTCCCAAATATGTTCCAAATCCAGAGAATGATCAGATTGCAAGATCTGCAATTTTCCGTGTAACTGGTGCATGTTATATGTGGCAGTTCTCCATCTTTGATGGTGATCAGACTGGTACGGTATATAAAGACTATACAACTAACGCATTTGTTCCCAACTTCTCACACCATAAACTAACAGTATTTGAATATGCTGATGGTGTAAATCCAGTAACTATCAATGATGACTTCTTAGTCTATACTGATACAAATACTGACCTTGAGATGTATTATCAAAAGGTTGGTTTTGCATATGGTAAACCATCTGGAAGAGAAGTTTCACCAGACTACCCTTCTGATACTCTAGATATTGAACCAAAGGTTGATGAATATCGTATTGTTGGTTCTACTGGTGCTGAAGTAGGAATTACTAGTATTAAGTCTGGTGATGGTGCTCTTGCCACGACAGAGATTACAGTTACATTAGAGAACTCAGTTCCTGGTCTAGATGTAAATACCCCAATTCGTATTCAAGGTATTGCTGATCAGGGTTATGATGGTCTGTTTGCTGTATTTGAAGTTCTATCACCAACAGAGGTGAAATATCAAGTATCTGTCCCACCAAATAATCCACTACCAGCATCAACTTCAGGTGCAACTCTGAATATTTCTGTCGATACTGTTACATCTGCATCACCATACATCTTTAACATCTCACTGAGATCCGTTTTTGGTATGTGTGGTCTCCATGCAGATGGATCTAAGGCAACTGGATTCAAGTCCATGGTTCTAGCTCAATTCACGGGAATTGGACTTCAAAAAGATGATAATGCCTTTGTTAAGTATAATCCAACTACTGGATTATATGAAGGAACTCTTGCTGCAGGAAATGAGAACATTCATACAGATTCTGATGCTAGATTTAAACCAGAATATGAAAACTTCCATATCAAGTGTAGCAACAATTCACTTCTACAGATTGTTTCTGTCTTCGCAATTGGTTTCAACAATCACTTCTTACTAGAGTCTGGTGGTGACGCATCTATCACCAACTCCAACTCTAACTTTGGAGCAAAAGCTCTTGTTTCTAGAGGTTTCAGACCAGATGCCTTCCCAAGAGACGACATTGGTTATATTTCACATATAGTTGCACCAAAAGAAATTGAGTCTGTTAAGGCAGGTATCGAATTCCTAGGTATTGATGTAGGTGTTTCTACTGCTGTAGGTATTGCAACAACTAGCAAATTATTCCTATATGAAGAAAATAACTTCGATATTCCACCAGCAACAGTTATTGATGGATATCGTGTTGGTTCTAATAAAGATGAAGCACTAAAAGTTCTCCTTGCAGAAGGAAACGAAATTACAACTTACCACTCTAAAGTTGTAATGCCTAATACAGAAGGCACTAGTGATGAAAAGATATCTGAAAAAATTCATAAAGTTAAACAAACTGCTGGTGTAAATGTTATTGTATCAAATACATTTACTCTTGTAGGAAATCATAGTTTCCTAAATGGAGAAACAGTTAGAATTATTAGTGAAAATGGTGGACTACCTGATGGTGTTGAAGAGGAAAGAGTATATTATGTAATTACTACAGCAATTGCTCCTAATCCAGCACTTGGAGCAAATCAACTAAAACTTGCTGCAACTCTAAATGATGCAAACAATGATATCCCAATTACTCTCAACAATACTGGTGGTATTCTCAATATTGTAAGTAGAGTATCTGATAAATCTGCTGGAGATCTTGGGCACCCAGTTCAATGGGATGGATTAAAAAGTCAGTGGTATATTAATGTATCAACTGGTAGTACGGGAGCAAGCATTTATAAGCAACTTTATGATAGAGGTGTTGCAGAATTGGGTGAAACGACTCCAAGAACATTTGTACTCAGAAAACCAACTGATAGAAACATTGAAGCAAGCATCTATAAGATGCGTTATGTTCTACCAAAAGATTCCCCAACATTGGGTAGACCTCCTGTTGATGGATTTATTATCCAAGAGTCAAACAACGTTGATGGTGTTTCTAACAGTGAAGTCGAAAAGTATCTAAGTTTTGATAGTCAAACACTATCAAACTCAACCGAGTTTAGAAACTTTAAGTTTATTGCAGATGCTGAGTGGAGTTCTGTTGATAGTAAAGCAACAATCAGAACAGAAATGCCGCATAATTTGACTGCTGGTTCTGAAGTAGAAATCACTAACACATTTAGTGGATTTAATACTACAGGAAGAATAAATTCAGGATTTAATGGTACATTTATTGTAGATAGTATTGTATCAAGAAAAGAATTTAAAGTTAATATTTTAACAAATCCAGGTGATCTTACAAGTGATACATCCATTCGCAATCAAGATCTTCCAAAAGTTAAGAAGAAAAAGCACGATGGCACATTTGTTGTATATAAGTCGGACGAAGTTCAACGGTATGTGCAAAATGAGCAGGATGGTGTATATCACCTAACTGTCGTTAACTCATCAAATACACCAAATGTTGCACCATTTACTGGTGTAAAACTATCACAACCTCTTGATAACTTATATCCAGAGTATGATAGAGACAATCCAAACCCTGATCCAGATCCTTCAAGATGTTTTGCTGTTGCTGATCCTATCGGTAAGGTTGTTATTGATGATCCAGAAAAGAGTATTACTAAAGAAACAATAATCTCTGCTCTAGAAAATCACGGTGTTGGCATTGCAATTACGGATATTATTTCTGATGATGAACTTCAGGGTTACAGACATACAGTCTTCACTTCCAGTGATCATGGACTAAACAGAGTTGTAGAAGTTGAGATTGTTGATCCAGGAACCAGTTATGGATCTGGTATTGGTGTAACCGAAAACCTTTATAACGCAGAACTAATTGGGTATGGTGGATCAATCACTGGTGAAAAAGCAACTGCAAGAGTTCAGGTATCATCTGCTGGTACACTTGCGAGTATTGAAATTGTTGATGGTGGTTCTGCATATGGTGTAGGAAACACTATGTCTGTTGTTGGTATTGCCACAACAACGGGACACCTTTCAGGATCTGTAAGAGTAACTAAAGTCTACAGTAACGTCGGTGATTCTATCAGTATTGAAAGAGTTAGTAATCTTTATAAAGGATATAATACTACATATCAAATTAATGATATTAGTGTTGGAGAAATTAATAGTTTTGATGTAGTTTCTTCAACTCCTGTGGGTATTGGTTCTACAATCAGTGGAATTGGTCAATTAAATGCAATAGATGCATTTGCATATCTAAACGGACCAGCATTTAATATCACAGGTGCTAATTTCACTCCAGCGACTGGTATTGCTACATTTACTACGGGTCTCAATCCTCATGGATTGCAAGTTAACGATAAGATTTATATTGGTGGTGCAACAGGAAATAGTGAACACTTTAATGGTGAATTCTTAATTCGGAGAGTTGATTCTCTCATTGATCTTGTTGTCAACGTTGGAGTTTCAACATTAGCAGCAATTACTCTTGGTGGATCTCCTGCACTATATCCAACTACTTTGGGTGCTAAAGGTGGAGAAATTACTAGAGGTGATGAAAGTTTTAGTAGTAGACTTTCAATTCCATATGGTAATCTTTATGGAAGTCTTGCATTGGCAATGACGAAACTTGATTCTACAATGAATATTACCGATCTAGATGGTTTAGATCTAGATATTGGTGACTTTATTCTTGTCGATAGTGAAATCATGAGGGTCAAGCAAACTGTGACTGGGAATCCAGTTCAGGTTTATAGAGGTCTCTTAGGAACACAGGCAGATGCACATATTAGTGGATCAGCATTTAGAAGAATTGATGCAAAACCAGTAGAACTAAGAAGACATTCTATTATTCGTGCTTCTGGTCATACGTTTGAATATCTTGGTTATGGTCCTGGCAACTACTCTACTGCATTCCCAGATCGTCATGATCGTCAACTAAGTGCATCAGAAGAAGTTCTTTCCCAATCATTCCAAGAAGAAGGTGGATTTGTTGTTTACACTGGCATGAACAGTGATGGTGACTTCTATATCTCCAATAAGAGAGTCATTACTACCGCAGGTGATGAAGAAGTATTCTCCACACCACGTCCAAGATTTAGGGGTGAATCTAAGCAGATTCCAGATACTAAACTAGGATTTAATGTTATTAAAGCATCTGAAGTTAATGTCTCCGATGCTGTAAGAGTTGATGGTGGTGATAGTAAAACTACTATTTCACAGTTTGATGGTCCACTTCTTGTTAATAACAAACTTACCGTTACTTCAAACAAAGGACTAGAATCACCAAGTCTATTCTTACAAGGTAATGAGACGGTTTCTAGAAAGTATACTGTAGGTGTTACCCAACCAGCATCTTCTGTAGAACTTGTCGGAGAAGGTGCAGGAAACCCAGGTGATATTATCTTCAACGGCAACCCATTCAGAGGTCAAAATGCTGGTTGGTGCTACACAACTGACAATGATTGGTATCCTTGGGGTGCTATTTCCAATAAAACAGATAGATTCGAGATTGGTGGATACTTCATCGGTACATTTACTGGTGATGGTGCTGGTCTCTATGACGTGTCTGATATTTGGCAAATTGATGCTACTGGTATTCACACCACTCGTAATGTAGGTTTTGGTTCTACAAATAGTTCCAAACCAGACATTGCCATGTACGTTCAAGGCAATGCAGAAATCAGAGGCACCATGAAGGTGTTTGAAATCATTGAAAATACTACCCTAGATAATGCTACAGTTATTGGTATTGGTACTACAGTTATTGAAGTTGACTTGGATAGATCTTCTATCTACTACTTCACACAAGATGCTGGTGCTAACTGGGCAGTGAACATGAGAGCACGTGCAGGACTCGCATTGACTGAATTCCTAGAAGTTAGTGAGTCTATTACACTTGCTATCACTACGAAACAGGGTCCGACACCATACTATAATGATGAAGTTTATATTGATGATATCAGAATGTCTCCAAGATACTATGGTTCATTGGCTATAAATACTGGAAATGCAAACAGTTTAGATCTATATACATATGTGTTGGTCAGGAAATCTAATACTGGTGATCCAGTAGTTGACTTTGATGTTCTATACTCACAATCTCAATATCAATAATATATTCGGAGGATTATATAAATGCCTTTAATTGGTGCTCAGGGTCCTGGATCTAATATTGCGTGGAGAGGTAATCTGGATGAATATCCAGATTCATTTAGTTTTGTAGAAATTCTTGAAGTATTTCCAGGAACAGCTGCTACTTGTACTCCACAAGTTATTACAGGTATTAACTATAAAGCACTGGTAACAGCAGTTGGTTCTGGTGCTTCAGTAAGAGTTACTCCATATATTGAAGAAACTGATTCTTATGGACCAGTGGGACCATTCCTACCTGGTGATGATGTTAACAATAACCCTGTCATCATCAGAAATAAGGATAAAATTGAGATTGAAATACTTACTGAGTCACCACAAGTTGGTGGTAGAGGATCATTTAACAGGACATATCCTGCAAATATTACTATTGGTAAAAGAGGTCCAGAAGGTTGGTTTATTAAAACAAGGGATTTGGATGATATTCCAATCCCATTTGATTTTGTAGATCTTAATAATCTTCAAATTAATACTCTTGTTAATAGTGATGTTGTAACAGTTGATGATATTGATAATACTATTGGTGTAGATATTTTTATTGTTGGTACAGGACAACTCCAAGTAAATGGAAATGGAACCTGGACGCAAACCGCAAAGATTTTTGATGGGCAGACTCTACAGTTAAGAAACACCACATCAAATTTTTATTCCACTCAAGTAGAAACAGTTGTTCAAATCGGTGTTTTCCAGGCTAATTGGTTAATCCAAACTAGACCAGCAGATACTACAATTGTCGATTTTACGTTTAATGATATCGTTGATGTAGATATTAATACAATACATGAAAGTAATTCAATCACTATCAGTGGTGCAGATAATAATTTAAATGGAAATAATCCATTACCTCTTACTTTCAGTGGTAATGGTCAGTATAGAATCGTCAGAGGTGGTTCTACAGTACAAGACTATACAGATGTATCACCATCCACTTGTAATAATGGTGATATAATTACCCTAAAGCAGACAGCATCTGGTAATTATGTTGCAACAACTAATGCGACATTAACTGTTGCGAATCAGTCAGACACTTATTCTGTAACAACTCGACCAAGACCGATTGATACAGTTCCAAATCAATATACTTTTACTGATCAAACTGGTGTACTTAGAAATGAATTGATTTATAGCAACATAATTACCCTATCAGGTATGACTGCTTTTGGTGATGAAGGTACTGCTACTATTGGTGGGTTTGATGGAGCACGATATCAAGTTACTAGAAATGGAACAGTAGTAAGAAGTTGGACTAAAAACTCATTTGGAGTTCAACTTGGTGATCAAATTCAATTAAGATTGACATCTGCAACAACATCTCAAGGCACTAGAAGTGCAACGTTTACTATTGCTGGTACAAATACATTTAACGTTATTGGTGGAGTTAGTGGATCTACATCAGATACTTGGAATGTAACATCAAAGGCAAGAGATTGTAGTATCACAAGTTTTAGTCTCACAAATATACCAGAATCATCATCTACACTAAATCCTGGTCAGCAGGCAAGTACAAACTTTACAATTGGTGGGGGTTTTGAATTTGATTGTGCAGTTTCTGCAACTACATCTAATGCCAACTCATTCCTTAGAAAGAGAGGAACTACTCAGCAAGGTACAACATTAAACAATCTTGTTCGTGGAGATATCATCGATGTCTACATGACAACTCCATACTTCTGTAGCACTAGAACTACAACAGTAAGTTTGTCTGCAGCATTTACAACTCCTGGATCAGTTAGGTCTACTACTTGGGTAATATCACCAAAGGCACCACCAAAACCAACATTAACATTATCTGCAGATAACCTCAATCCACCGTTTGTCTTCCCAGATGGAGGAAGCACTACAATTAGATATTCATACACTCATGTTACAAATAGTTCAGTAACTGCCACTGGTCCTGGTGGATTTAGTGGGTTGAATAGTATTCCAGTTACGACTCTAGGTGCTCAAACAAAGAGTGGAAGTAGAAATGTATCAGATTTATTGCAAGGACAAAGTACATTTAGGTTAACTGTATCTAATTGTACTGGAAGCACACAAGAATCAATTAATGTTATTACTGGAGCTCCACCAAATCCAACATTATTCTTCTGTGTTAATAGAACTGCTGTAAATGGTTGCCCCACTACATTTAACTTAGCTAGAGGTGGTAGTGCAACTTTGTATTGGTCATCATCCAATGCAATTAAAGTAGAAGCTGTACGTGGATCGGGATTTAGTACAGGAAATAGACAATCTGGAAATGACTCAGTTAAACCTTCATCTGACGGTGAAATTTATACTGCAAAGGCAACTGGTGCAGGTGTATCACCACAGACAGTTTCAAAGAGTATTACCTTTAGATTTAAACCATCAGTAACTCTTACCGTATCTCCAGCAAATGTAATTACTGGTAATAATGTAACTGTTACATGGAGTGCTGTTGATGCTGATAGTGTAACATCTAGTAGTGGACCAAGTTTTAATAGTATTAGTGCATTATCTGGTAGTCAAACAATCAACATGGGTACTAGAGGTAATTATAATTGGTCAATTAGTGTTAAAGATAATGGAACTGGTGAAACGGCAACTGCTAGTGACTCAACACGAGTAACTGATGACACAACTATTGATAATTATAGTATGAGTCCATCAAGTGAAACTAACCGAAATCTTGGTGAAAGAAGAGAATCCGAACCAAGGTTCAGTGCTTCTCCCACAAATTCTGTTCATGGACTATCTCCTGGTGTTTCTGTAACTGCCAGAGTTAGTGGTGGTGGTGCTACATTCGTCAGTGGAGGAACCACAAAAACTGTATCTAATGGTACTTCTTGTAGTAGTTTAAGAATTAAGATGAATGCATCTGGTTCTTTCAGCACCACAAAAACTGCTACAATGAACATTGGTGGAGTTAGTAGAACTTTCTCAGTAAGAACAAAATCTTGTACGGTAGAAAATGGTACTGGAACTGTTGGTGGATGTACATTAAGGACCAGAAGATTTATCAACAATCATGGTATTAATATCATGGGGGTTAGAGGTATGGATTCTTGTGCTGGAACCACTGGTGGAAGAAGAGAACAGAGAACTTCAGGAGTTATAGATAGATTTTCAAATCAAAAGAATTCAACATTTACACTACCTCAAGGAACTTCAAGAGTAGAAGCAAAAGGAGTTGGTGGTGGTGGTGGAGCTGGATGCGACAGAAACGATAGAGATGAAGGTGCTGGTGGTGGTGGAGGAGGTGGATCCTTCAATGTAGAATGGAACCAAGCAGAGGGTGGAGATACAGTTACATTCTGGGCTGGTAGAGGTGGTAACGGTAAGAGTGGTGATAATGGTGATGGAGAAAGTGGAGAAAGTTCTTTCATTGAAATTAGAGGATCTCGCCAAAGAAGCAGAGCAAATGGTGGCGGTGGTGGAGGAGGTAATGAAAGCGGCGGAGGAGGCGGCGGAGGTGGACAAGGAAATGGTTCCTCTGGCCGTGGTGGTGGTGGAAGAAGAGGTGATGAAGGTGGACATGGTGGTGGTGCCGCTCGTCTAAATGGTGGGCAATGTTCAAATGGATATGCAGATTCTGGTTCAAAATCATGTGATCAAGGTGGTCCAGGACAAGGAACAGACCAAAGTGGTGGTTGTGGAGGAAACAATCGTCAAGAAAGAGGAACTGAAGAAGGTTGGTCTGGAAACACTTATGGTGGTGGTGGATCTGGAGGTGGATGTGGAAATGGTGGTGGCAGAGGTGCAGATGGACTCTGCGTTATTCAATATTATATTGAATTTTCAAGAGAAAGAAAAGCAGACGTTATAAAAAGGGTTAATAGAGCATATTGGGATGACCAAAATAGACCAGCAACTGTTGGTGAAATTAGAGTTTGGTATCAAAGATTTAGAGATGACCCCAATAACTATCCCACTTTAGATTCAATGTACAATACTATTAAGAGTAATCTTTCTGGATCAAAGAGTGGTGGAAATCCAAGAGACAACTGTGGAAATTCCTATCCAAAATTTACATAAATAGGATTAGTAAAAAATAAATTGGGGGGAGAGTGAACCCCAGGAGAATCGATGGGTATTAACAAGAATTTTGTCGTTCGTAACGGTCTTGAAGTTGCGAACACCTTGTTATATGCAAATGATGAAACTAATCGTATTGGTATTAATTCAGGAACACCCGAACATGAATTGGATGTTGTTGGTGATACCTCACTAGACGGTAAGATCTTTTCACCAGTATCATTTGGTGGAACTAGTGGTGTAACTGGGCAATATCTTGCATCAACTGGAGAAAAGTGGAAATGGGAATCATTTCCCAGGTCCAGACATACAGAAATATTTACTCTTACTGCAGGACAAACTAGATTACCTCCCACTGGAAGTTTCGGAACTTTTATACTTACAGAAACCGAACTAACCAGTGTATTCCTTGATGGTGTAAAACTTACTGACGGTGACTATGTAATTAACCCTGGTGGTGGATCAATCTCACTATTTGCTCCAGCATTTGGTGGTGAAGAGGTAGAACTTATTGGTCATGGTGCTGTTGCTGTTGGTGCAGGAAATACTGGTATCCTTGGTATTTCTGTTAGAAAAGCAGGTATTGATAGTGGCACTGCTGGTAGAATTAATATTATTGATTTTGTTGGTCTAGGTGTTACTCTAGATTCACAATCGGGTTTAGTTACAGCATACATCGACTCTGGTGGTCTAACTGCTGTTATCAATGACCCATCACCAACACTTGGTGGTTTCTTAAACTTAAATAATTATGGTATTGCTGGTGTAGGTGTTGTCACCGCAACAGAATTTTATGGTGATGGTGCTAATATCACTGGTATTTCTACTCTTAATATTACTGGATATGGCATTGGATTGGGTGGAGGTTCCAATGCTGGTGCATCTGGAGTATTTGGTGAGGTAAATGATGACTCTGCTGTTGGTATCTTCACTGACAGTGCTGCAGTTGGTCTTGGCACAACAAATCCACGAGTCCAAGTAGAAATTGGAAATAGTCAGGGAGAAGTTGCTGGATTAGGAACTAATCTTTGGGTTAATGGTGATGCAAGAATTACTGGTATTCTAACTGTTGGTTCATCCAGTATTGCAATTGATGGTGTCAATGATGAGATTAGAATTGGTGCTGGTTTCACACTGTCTGCAGATACAATCACTCAAACTGCAAACCTACAAATCACTGGTATTGTTACTGCAACTGGATTCGATGGTGACTTAGTTGGTCAACATAAAGTCTTCACTGCAGGTGTATCTAATGATGATGATTATGATATTGCACTATTCCTCGATCCAGAGCAAGGTGCTCATACATTCAATAGATTTGATCTAGGAGGAAAACTAAGATATAACCCAAATTCTGGTCAACTTTCAAACTTAGGTGTTACAAGTACCCGTGGAGTATTAGTTACTGCTGGTGCAACGTTTACTGATGAAGTTCAGTTCCAAGGTAATATTCAACTTGGAAATAATGATCAAGCAATCTTTGGTGCAGGTAATGACCTAAGAATTTACTTTGATGGTACAAATAGTTACATTCAAGATCAAGGTAGTGGTGGACTTAATATTGATGCAAGTCCATCGGTTACGATTGGACAGTATGGAACTGCTGCAGAAATGGCATCCTTTAGAGTGGGTGCTGGTGTAAGTCTCTTCCATAATAATTCTAAGAAGTTTGAAACTACTTCAGATGGTATTGATGTAACTGGCAAAGTAACTGCAGATGACGACATACAATCAGTTAGTGGTAATCAGACAGCAACAATAACAGGTAGTGATGATACCAAAAATGATCCAGAATTAGTTCTGTACACAGATAATACATCTGAATTTAGAGGTTCAAGAGTTGAACTTTTAAACTCTTCAAATGGAACTCAGTTAGCACATTTAAATAATACATCAAGTGCTGGTGGTGGACAATATTTTGCCATAGAAAAAACTGATAATGCTGGTGTTTTCCAGCAACAGATGGTAATCTACTCTTATCTAAATGATGAGTGGGTGTTTAAAACTGGTTCTGCGGAAGTTGAAAGTCTCACTATCAATAATGGTCAGGTTGGTATTGGAACAACAGTTATTACTGATACTCTAACAGTTGATGGTAATATAAGAGCTACTGGAATTAGTTCTGCATTATCATTCTCTGGATCAGGTATTGGTCTAACTGGAATGGTTGATGTTGCAGATGGAACCTATGGTGGTTCTACTGTATCACCACAGATAGAGGTGACTGATGGAAGAATTACTGGCATCACTGCAACTCTCATCTCTGGAGGAGGTGGAGGAGGCGGTGGTGGAGGCACCGAAGTCATCATTGAAGATAATGATAGTCTTGTAGGTACTGCTGGAACAATTAACTTTGGTTCTGGAATTTCTGTATCCTCTTCAACTGCTGGTGTTGTTACTGTTACTGCTGCATCTGCAGAGGTCATCAATGACACCACACCACAACTTGGTGGTAACTTAGATCTCAATAGCAGAACCATTAACGGAACTGGTAATATTAACATTACTGGTAGTTCACGTTTCAATGGTCCTGCTACTTGCACCAGTGATCTTGATGTAGATGGTGAGATTAAGGCAGGATCTGGTTGTGTTCCAGATACGGATTTGGGTGCTTACTTAGGATCTAGTACTGAAAGATGGACTGCTGCTTGGATTGATAATATCGGTATTGGAACAGGAGCTGGTGCATTAATTGCCTCTCACGTAGGTGATCTTTCTATCAGTTGCAATGAATCTACTGGAATTGTATCAGTATCTACAGATATTAATGTTTCTGGTGTTGTCACTGCAACAGCATTCTATGGTGATGGATCAAATCTAACTGGTATTGTTGCTGGTGGTGGAAGTGGAACTGGATACTTCGATAACAACCAATCTAATCCTGGTATACATACAACAGCAGCTCATGTTGGTCTCGGAACTACCAATCCAAGAACACCTCTACAAGTTGAAGAAGTCTATGGTGTCTACACAGACTATGGATCATTCACAGCAGTTGCAGGTGTTACAACTATAGGTGATGCTTCTTGGGTGATTGCAACGGATGACTTTAAAACTGCAGAATATACACTGTACTTCAAATATAATGATAACATCCAATCACAGAAAGTTCTATTGATGAACGATGGGACAACTGCATATTCTCAAGAGTATGCGATTATGTATAATAATGACCTTCTAGTTTCGGTAGGTGCTACTGTTAATTCTGGAACTTGTGAATTACAATGGACTCCAGAACCAGGAGTAAGTGGTATAGTCACATATAGAGTAGTAAGGGAGACAATGCTCTGATGCATACAGAAGTACATTCCGAGTCTGGCAGAGTCATTGTCATCAGTGACATAGCAGATAATGAATCTCAATCGTTTACAGTTGCAATTAGAGATCCCGCCGATTGGCAGGAAATGCATGACTATATTATAAATGAAAATGATCTTGATGGGATACCAAATAGAAGAATAGATTGTACTGCTGAAATGCCCTTCTCAACAAAAAGGGCAGTGTATCAGATTTCTGTGGAAGAAGCAGAAGTTTTAAGACAACATCCTAAAGTTGAATGGGTTGAAGAGTCTTCTACTTATAATCCAACTTGTCTTGAGCAAAGAAAGTATGATGAGAAATTTGATCGTCATGCTGATAAATTTAGATTTAAAGATACTAGCATTAGACATCTAAGAGCTGCTGGTACTCCAGGTTCGGATCTAGATTTTACTCAATGGGGTTTACATCGTCATGGATATAAAAATGATCCTTTTGGATCAGAAACAAATGCAACAGCAGATATTAAGTACCAATTTACTGGTAAGAATGTTGACGTTGTAATTATGGATACTGGAATTCGTTGGGATCACCCAGAATTCTTAAAACCTGGAGTTACAACTTTTGTTGATAAGAATAGTACAAGAGTTAGAGATATTCTAATCCATGGAGCATCTGAATATGGAATTGATTGGGAAGCAGAAGGATTGATTCCTGCAGGACAATCCACATATTCAAACTATACTGTAGCAAATGTTTTAGAATCAAGTACGTTTGGAAATCCTGGATCTTGGCACGGATCTCATGTTGGAGGAACTGCTGCTGGTAATCAATTTGGTGCAGCATTTGAAGCAAATATTTGGTCTATTGCTTGCGTAGATCGTTCTGATGTTGGTTGGGCAGAACCATCTGATGGATTTGATTATATTAAAGTATGGCATAAAAATAAACCCATCAATCCAGAAACTGGAAAAAGAAATCCAACTATTGTAAATTGTAGTTGGGGACACAGGCAATTTATAAGAACTGATCTTTCTTCTGAAGCAACATTTAGAGGAGTATCATATGGTGATGGTGGTGATTTTTACCGCAATGAAGCATATGACGCCATTTATTACCTAGACTATACGACTTCCGTATATAAAGGATTTACCACTAGAAGAGTAAGTGGTCAAACCATAATGAATGAACTTCTAGATGATCCAGATTGTCAGGGTGTAGTTTTTATATGTTCTGCTGGTAATTCTGACCACAAACAAGATACTATTGGTGGCATTGATTATAACAATCGATTTACTTCAGGATCACTTTATTATAGTACAGCTGGTTATGATAGTTATTTTCATAGAGGAGGAACTCCAGCAGTTGGTCATGAAGGAGCAGCAGATGCAGTAATTAGTGTTGCTGCTTTATCAGAATATTATAGTAACAGTCAAGAAACATTAGATAGTTATACAAATAGAGGACCAAGAACTGATATATCTGCTGCTGGTGGTGAGATTTTGTCTCCATGGGACGCAGGATATGATGATCCAAGAGATACGTCATTCCATAATAATTACTTACAAGGAACAAGTATGGCAGCACCAAATGTAACTGGTGTTCTTGCTTTATATTTACAATCAAGACCAGATGCAACAAGAGTTGATGCTAGAAATTGGTTATTTGACCATGGATCTATAGTAGCACCACTAAGAGATTCTGAACCAGACTTTACGGATTCTAGTTATTGGGGAAGTAGTACTGCACTGAGAAATACAATTCCAAGAGTTCTTTTCAATCCATTTGCAAATAATGAGAGAGTTTCAATTGTTCCTGGAGTTGAGCAAATTATCAAAGAAAATCTAGTTATGGAACTGGATGGTGAAAAAGAAGAAATTGTAGATAATATATGGAGAGATACAAGTCGTAATGGTTCTAATAATCTCGCAACATTAGATCCTGGTGTTGATTACTTTGGTGATCGTTACTCTTATCAATTTAATGGTAATGCTAAGGCAAGTATAGCCAATAATAGTGACTTCCAATCTATTGGAGAATTTACTATTGAACTTTGGTATAATCAACATACACACTCACTATCAAATGTATATCCAACAGTAATTTTTGGATCATGGAATGCTCTTGAAGTTGATGATAATGAGTTTGCAATTTACCAACAACCAGATGGCACATTGACATATGAACTTGCAGGTGGTTCTGCAAATTCTGGCATCACATCTACACATCAAACAACACCACAACTGAATACTTGGAATCATGTTGTTCTAACAAGAACTAGTAATAAAATTGATTTTTATCTGAATAAAGAAAAAACAACATATCAAGGAATTTATTCTCCAAATATTACTTGCACTCTTGAAGCAAGAGTCGGAACAGACAACAGCACTGGAGATTTTATTAATAGAGTTACTGGTATTAGTGCTGGATCTGGGTATGAAACAGTACCAACAGTTAATGTTGTGAACCCTGGTGGTGCAACAGGTGCTACCTTTGTTGCATCATTAAGCACTCAAGGAACTTTTAAAAGATTTGAAGTTACTAGTGGTGGATCTGGATACACATATCCACCTGTTGTAACACTTGGTGGTGGTATGGCAGATGTTGGTGCTACCGCAGCAATTACTGCTGGTGTTGTTACGTCAATTTCCCTTGATGGTATTGTTTATGATACTACTAATTCCGATGATATCTTTCAGTTTGGTAGTGGAACTAGTATTGCAAGTAATGGATCTGGTAATGGAGAGCAGGGTGGATTTGACATTGGTGGAACACACTTAAGATTTGGTGATTCTGATGGTGGTATCCGTGCAGTTGTTGTAAATCCAGTCGATGCCACAGATTTTGATACTATTAGAATCTATGCTATTCGTGGTGATGACTTTAATGGTGGTGAACTTCCTGAGGGAGATTCTGGTGACGAAAGTCTAAGACTTTCTTATAATATTGGTGCTGGAGTTACTGATTCTTGGACAGATGCTGGTATCATTATTTGGCATGAAGGTCTTGATGGTACTTATGGAAATCCTGGTGGTGATTTGAGAAACTGGGACATTAGTATTCCTGGTATTGCAAGAACAGATAATGTCTACTTTAGATTGTATATGCCAAATAATAGTGGAACAATTTATGATAACTATGGTATTTTAAGTGTCTCATTTATTGATGAAGGCACGGAATATACTGATAGTACAGTTACATTAACACCCAATGCACTGGAGTCTAATCCATCGGGCATCACAACAGCAACAGCAAATGTTTGGATCAATAAAAATATAACCGATATTGAACTAACTGATGGTGGTTCTGGATATGGTGGAACATATGCATTATCAATGTCAGGTGGAAATCCAACTTCACCAGGATCTGGTCAAGCAGTTGCAGATGGAAATTTATACTATGATGGTTATGTTGGTATGGTGAGATACTATAAAGGTAGACCATTCATTCAAGATGAAGTCAATCAACATTATGAAGAGCAAATTGCAAGATTTGATCCAAGTAAGAAACCATCAATATCTTTTGGAAACTCAGATCCTAGTACCGATGCATCACTTGCTGATATAACTACAACTGGACTTGTAATGCACATTGATGGTCCAACTAAATTTGATACTGATTTAAGTGGTAATGGCAATGTACCAACTTATTATAGTGATAATCCATATAATGGACTATCATATCTTAATTTTCAAGGAACTACCAATACTTCTGGTGGTGGATTACTTAGTGGTGTGAACATATCTGGAGGTTCCTTTGCAATGGAAGCATGGATTTATCTTCTAGGAGATCCTAATTCTGGCACAAATGGACAGATTGTATCTCAAGATGATGGTGGTAATGATGGGCAGGGATGGCAATGGAGAATAAGTGATGCTCCAGATTATCAACAAGATTTTGTATATTTTACTTCTTCATCAAGAGGTTCTGCAGTTGATCTCTCAGCAGCACCAACTCCAATTCCTTTAAATAAATGGAGTCACGTTGCAGTTACATATGATGGAACTGATATTAGAATGTACTTGAATGGTGTTCAAGATTTTATCCACACACCAGCATCTTCACTTTATGCAAGCAGTACTCAGATAGGAATTGGAAGATATGGTGGCACCGCTTTTGCTAGCAGTTATAGATTAAATGCTAGATATGGTGCTGTCCGTCTTTACAATCAGTTCTTAACTGGTGATCAAATCAAATCACACTATGATTTACAAAAGTATCGTTTCATCCCTCAATCTCTCACTTTATCATACGAATAAATAACTAAAAAAGACTTATGGCCAATAAGGATTTTGGTGTAAAGAAGATAGAACTTATTGGTTCATCTGGCACCCCAAATTTAACTAGTCCAACTAACCTAAACTTAAACGCAAATACTGTTGCGATTAGTACGGATGTCACGATCGGAGGTAAAGTTCAATCAGATGTCATTGTTGGTAGTGGATATTCAGTAGGTATTGGTAGTACACAACCACAGCAAGCACTTGATGTTAGTGGAACAATTCGTGCTACTGCTTTTGTAACTCCTGATGGTCCCATTGGTGCTGGTGGAGGTGGTGGTGGTGTAACTGGTGTAACAATCAGAGAAGAAGGATCTGTCGTCGGTGTTGCAAATAGTATTACTGATATTGATTTTGTCAGTAGTAATTTAACAGCAACTGCATCTGGTGCTGATGCCACAATCACATTATCAGATACACCATCATTCACTTCAGCAGTAGTAGGATCTGCAGTTAATATTAATTCTACTGGTGTCAATGTTGTTGGTACTGTAACTGCAACATCATTTTCTGGTGATGGTTCACAACTTACCAACATTGGTGCAGGAACAACTAGTGAATGGACTTTGGGTGCAAATGGTAGTAGTGATTATACATTCACTGGTCCTGGTCTAACTGGTGCAGAGAATGATCCCACACTCTACTTAGTAAGAGGTCAGTCATATAGATTTACTAATAACATGGGTGCTCACCCATTCAGAATTCAGAGCACTGTAAACGGATCTACTGGAAGTCAATATAATGATGGTATCACAAATAATGATGTAAGCAACGGAACTCTAGTATGGGATGTTCAGTTTGATACTCCTGACACTCTATATTATCAGTGTACTGCTCATGGTGGTATGGGTGGTCCAATCTTTATTGTTGGAGAATCACCCAACAAAGAACTTACACAACTTACAGTCACTGGTGTTGCTACAATTACCAATGGTAGAATTCAATCGGGTGGAGCATCCAACCTAAGATTTGGTAACATTGCTGCTGGATCTGGTAGTGGTAGAAATATTGCAATTGGTGATCAGGTTCTAGGTTCACTCTCTAGTGGTAACGGTAGAAATATTGGTCTCGGTGAACTTTCACTTAATAATGTAAATTCTGGTGGATATAACATTGGTCTTGGTATCAAAGCAGGACAATTAATCACAAATGGTCAATATAATGTTGTTATTGGGGGATATGATGGTAACTCTGGTAATCTAGACATCAGAACTCTATCTAATCGAGTTATTATTGCTGACGGTGAAGGAAATATTAGACAATATATCAACAACTCTGGAAGAACTGGTATCAATACAACAGTTCTCACAGACATGCTAACTGTTGGTGGTAGTGTTACTGCCACATCTTACTCTGGTGCTGCTTCTGGACTTACAGGATTGCCTGCTGGGCAACTCACAGGAGCACTACCTGCACTCGATGGTTCTGCACTTACTGGTGTATCTGCTGTTGGATCTGGTATTGAAGTCAAGGATAGTGGTTCAGCAGTTGGTGCTGCTGCAACCATTGATTTCTCTACTGGTTTAGATGTATCTCCAGTATCTGCTGGTGTTGTCACAATCACAGCATCTATTCCTGGTATCAGCACAACAGGAACTTCTGGTTTTAGTGATATTACTAGTACTGGTATTGATGTAACTGGACATACTGAGACTGATAGTTTAAGAGTTTCTGGTGTTTCTACATTCGATGATGTAAAAGCAACAAGGGTGTCTACTGGTGACGGTTTCAGTTCTGGATTGAAGGTTGGTGTAGGTGATGATCTTTCAATATATGAAACTAGTAGTGATGTTGGGATGAGCTATGGTGGTACTGGACTACTATTTGTGCGTACTGGTGGAAACTATCAAATTGATAAAAATGGTTCAAAGAGAATTTATGCATACTCTTCTGGTGAAGTAGACCTTTATTATAACAATTTCTTAAGACTTCAAACAACAACTAACGGAATTACTGTTTATGGTAATGTAACACTTTCTGGTTCTGGTTCAGAGTTTGTTGGTTCTGGTGCTGGTCTCACAAGTATTCCTTCAGGTGAACTTACTGGTTCATTACCTGCTATTGATGGATCTGCACTACTCAACGTTAATGCAACTGGTGATGGTGTTGTTGTTGAAAACAGTGGGTCAAACGTTGGTTCAGCAAAGACTATCAACTTTGATACTGGTCTAGATGTTAGTTACGGTTCTGGTATTGCTACTGTTACTGCATCTGGTGGTTCACTACAAAACAGAACAATAGTTTCTGCATCAACAACATCTATTGCAGACAATGCTGTAGGTCTTGTAACAGTTACTGGATTTAAGTCTTATGCACTGATGAAAGTTGGTCTATCTACAGCAGGTTGGATTAGAATATATACTGATAGTGAATCTAGAACTGCTGATTCTAGTAGAAGTGTTGGGGAAGATCCAGCAGCAGGAAGTGGAGTTATTGCTGAAGTTGTAACGACAGGAATCTCTACTGAACAAAAAATCTCTCCATTCACAATGGGTGGAAACATGAATGATCCAGTTGATGCCACGATTTATATGGCAGTCACAAATCTATCTGGAAGCACACAATCAATCAATGCAAATCTAACCATTCTTCAACTAGAGGCATAATAAATGGCAATTACTACAAACACAGTTTCTATTGCAGGAACTTGGACAAAAGTAAATCACTTAGAACAACTTGGTGAAGCTCTTGAGTGGTTAGGTTGGCACAGTATTGCTGGTTCTGGATCTTCAGAAACGGGTAAAGTTTGTGGACTTCAAACATTTTATGGTGGTGGATCATTACCTAATGCAGATCCCAAACAACCAGAATATCAAGATGTATTTCCTATAGCAACAACTGGTATTGGAACTGGAGCATCATTCTTGGTGCAAAGATGTCCACTCGACAACGACAACGGTTCAGGTGTCAGAGTTGTTGATGCGATTATGGCTAATCGTCCTGGATACGGATATACTGGTGGAGAAGTTGTAACACTTTCTGCTGAAGATATTGGTGGTTCTTCAAATGGTGCAACAAATATTACAATTCCAGTTGTTATTGAATCTGATATAACTGGTGGTAATTCTTATATTTGTACATTTACAGGATCCAGCCCTATGACCATGGAAGCATATGGTAGAAATGGATTTGTTTCTGGATCATGCACTAACACCTATGTTGAAATTCAAGAAGGTGACACTATAACCTTTGATAATAACACTGGTGCATGGAATATGGCACTTTGTTGGAGAAATCATCCAATCCAAAATAATTTATTTCATGAATATAGCAACGAAAACAGAGTTTTTAATGCCAATGTATTCAATAACGGAGGAACGGGAACATTTACTCCAATCTCTGGTCAAGCAGGAAAGTATTTCTTACGTGAAGATAGCACAGATATTAGAGATATTGTCAATAATGATGTAGGTAATATAATTGTAACTGCAGCAACTTCTGGTATTTCTACAGTTGGTTTTGGTACAACAAACAGTTGGTATCATGTTGACTATTCAAATACATCATACCCATGGGCAGTTTGGAGACAAAGTTTTGACGAGAATAAAAAGTTTGGTGCAACCTATAGATTATTTGGAATTAATAATAACTTCCTTGGCATTACTCAATGGGTTGGTAGTGGATGGCAACCTTCAACAAGATCGCAATATGTTTATTTCAGTGGTGGTCATGGATATGGTATGAGATTTGCTGGTGCAAATGGATTAGATAATGGTTACGGAGGTCATATGTATGAGACATATGCTACATTTGAAAGTGGACTTACTGGAAATAATCTTACTGCCCATACAAATGCAGGTTTATCCCATGGTGGAACTGCAAACAAAGCCCTTGACTTAAACATTTATAGATCAGGAATTGATACCGATTTTGCAGTATTTTCATATTATGAACCAGATGTATCTGCAACAAGATGGGACGGAAGAAGTGTCAATGCATGGTTCTTCCATAACTTCTCACAGAATGTTTGGGATCTAGATGAATGCTTTACATCTGGAACAACTTTTATTAGTCCTGGTTCACAAGGTGGTGTAAATCCATACATTCGTATCCAAACACAAGTTGGTGGAACTCACCGTGTAGGTTATGATGATAATCCTTCAAGACGTTCTGGTGAATTTGGTTATTCATCTCTTGATAATGGTTATGATTTTAATAATTTTATTACTACTGATTACTATTCTGAGATAGTTCCAGCAAGATCTTCTGCTACCATCAATCCTGCTGATGAAATGAGAATTTACCATAGATCAACAAATTCTTCATTAAATCAGAAAGATTTGAGTACTGGTTCAGGTGGAACAACAGGACAAGATACCGTAGGTGTTGATTTTAATCCAGTCATTAAAGGAATTCCAATTAGTGGTAAGATGGTTCCTTGTCCATATTATATTCCAGACGATTTTGTGTTGATTGATTTCTTCTATGCTTCCGATAACGAATTCATCGACCAGGGAGATACAATTACAATTAGTGGTAGTGAAGTATACACAATAATTGTTGCATCATATTATCAAGGATCAGGAACAACAGGTATTGCATTCTGTGCGAGGACAACCTAATGGCAGACTATTCTTTTTCACATATAACCACACCATCACGAAGTATGTTCGATACTGTTACCAGATTTACAACTGGTAGCACTATTCGATCGGGAGATAGTCCTTTTTATATTACTACAACTAATGGTGGTATCCAATTAAGAGCATTTGATGTCACACATACATCTGGCACAATAAATGTCTTTAATAGTAGTCAAGATAGACCACCAAATGGTCAGATGTATCCTAGATTTAATAAATAACTAAAAATAAAAACCAATGGCAATATCCACACATACAGTATCTATTGCTGGAACATGGACAAAAGCAGATCTCATCAATCAGTGGGAAGATGCTTTTGAGTGGTTAGAATGGCATGGTGATACAAAAACTGGATTAATTATTGGAATCTCTACATTTACTGGTGGAGATTATAGAGAGGGAACTAGTGATGCTGATCATTATGATGTTTTTGCAAAATCAACATCTGGAATTGGAACTGGTGCATCATTCTCTGTTGATTTAAGTAATGGTGGTATTAACCATGTTCGTGTTAATCGTCCTGGATACGGATACACTGGTGGAGAAGAAATTACAATTGATGGGGCAGATATTGATAGAACTTCTGGTGTAGGAGATATTAGTTTTAAGGTTGCAATTGCATCAACTATTACCAATGCAGTTTCATATGCAATAACTGCCACTGATTATTTTGTACTTTCTGGAACTGATAGAAATGGTGTAGTATCTGGAAAAGCAACCTCTATTACAATTAAAGAAGGTGATACTCTAAAGTTTGATAATAATATGAGTAACAGTAGTTATCGTTTAAATATTGTTTGGAATTGTGATGAACAATCTGGTACAAGTGTTGGAAGTACAAATAGGGTATTTAATGTTTATGGACAAAATGCAATTTATAATACTGGAGAAATGTTCTGGACTCCAGTTTCTGGGCAAGCAGGAACATATTTGGTGAGAGATGATAATGGTAATGAGGGTATAAGTGGTGTAGGTACAATTACAGTATTGCCCGCAAGTCCTTCAGATGTCACTGCACTTGGATATGGTAGCACAACTACATTCTATGCAAAAAATACCACCAATGCATATCCATATGGTGTATTAAGACATGTAATTGCAGAAAACAAAAAGTTTGGTGATACTTATCGTGGATTTAGTTTTCGTGATACTACTAATATAGTTTTCAGTGTAGGTTCTGCATTTTCTCCACATAAACCTTGGGATTCCGATCACGGATCTTCTGCCAATGGAGGTTCTCAGTATCCCGAAAGGATGGCAGGAAATTCTTTCTTAGATACTTATCTTCAACCACAAAGTACCCAGGCAAGTTTAACGAATTCTTCTCATTATCAATATACTCAAAATGGATATACTGATGGTACTCGATTTCAAACTGGTGGAAATACAACAGAGCAATTAGATCTAAACATTTATAGATCCAGTTTAGATCCTAAGTTTGTTGTAATGTCATATAAAGCACCTACAGTATCAAGTACCAAACTTAGAGAAAATACTTTTGATACAATCATCTTCCACAACTTTACAAATGATAATTTGTGGGATAATGATGATCTATTCTTAGGTGGGTATACACAAATTATCCCAAGTGCCGATTATACAAATGATAATTTACCATCGTTAGAATTCCGTACTAGTCTCACTGGTAATCATGACGATGGCAATAATAGATACCCATCTAAGAGAATGGCAGAATTTGGATATGAAGGTATTAAATTGAGTGGCACTGATCCATATTATGTACAACAATATTGTAGTTATTATATTCAACCAACAAATAATTCTGCGGGTGGTAGTACACCAATGACTTTTGATCATGGGAGAGTATATTACAGAAATGCTTCAGATGATCCAGAAAGATCATGGGGTGGTACTTCTCAACAAGAATCTGGCAATCAATACGATAAAATTGGAGCAGGTGCAGATTTCAATGCTGTAGTCAAAGGTATTCCATTGAACGGAAACCTAATTCCAGTTCCGTATTATATTCCAGATGATTTTGTAATAATTAATTTCCATTATAGTAACCCAAATACAAATATTTCTCAAGGTGATACAATCACCATCAGTGGTAGTGAAGTTTATACTGTAATCACTGGTTCTTATAACCAGGATACACACACTAGAGGTATTCTATTCTGTGCGAGGTCAACCTAATGGCAGACTGGTCTTTTCCATCACTTACTACAGTTAAAGTAGGATTTGTAACAACTACTGTACAGATTGGTAATAATATTATTTCAGTAAATCCTGGAATAAGTTATAAAGATAACACCAACTTTGTCTTTACGAACATAAGTCCACAAGTACCTGGATTCTTGACTGGTCGTAGACTTGGAGTTGGTCAATTATATCCCAGAGGTGTATATAATAAATAGCAGATTATTAAAAACTAAATACTCTTAAGAGATCCACCTAGCTAAAGAAATAGATGACTAGAAATAGTAGAGAATTATCTCAATTTGCATCTTTTGTTGAAATTAGAGATGCTAATCAAAACATAGGATTGTCAACATCTTTGGTGATGTTGGGTGGTGTTGGTATTGGTAGTACGGTCGGTGATTTTTTAGCAGAAAGAGCACTAAGAGATCCTGATGGTGATCCATTAATTAACTTTAATAAATCATTTTTCTTAGATGATGTCTTCATTCGTGGAGACTTCAATCTAGATGGTGGAGAAACTTCTATAACTGGTGCTGGCGCCACATTCCCAGCATTGAATGTAACTGGATTAACAACAACTAAAAATCTAGTTGTCACGGGTGTTACTACGCTTTCCCGTGACACTGGAATGGGAACGGTTTATATTGGTCAACAATCGGTTCCTGTTGCTGGAGCACAGGGAGATGATCCAACAAATAGTAACTCTGATATTGGAATTGGAATTACTGGTCCTGGTGGAACAGTTAATGGTTCTGCGGATGGTCCTGGTATAGCACACGGTTTAGTTGTCATTGATAATGTTGGTGCTGGAGATCCTCAAAAGGATGTAGCACTATATGTTTCAGGTAGGGTTCACTTTAATGGTGGTGATCCACTTATTACTGATCCCGCAAATGGTGGTGAAACTGGGTTAGGAACTGAGTTCGTTGTTGTTCCCGAATCACTCTTCTATGACACCATTACTTGCATGGAAGATATCAATATCGTCCGTGAACCAGGTAATTCAACGAAAGCAAGATTAAGAGTATTTAATGATGAACGTGAGGGTGATTGGGCACAAGCAGGTATTGATACAGAGTCAGCATCTGCTGCAATTTTCACCACTGGTGGTTTTGAAGCAAAGAAATTTGGATCAGTAGGTTGGGGATTAAGAGTTCAAGAATATGTTGATGTTGGTTATGATTTAGGTGGAACTAGTGGATCTGAAGATCATCTCGGTGATGATGTACTCAGTAGATTTTACGGAAATATGAATTTGGAGATGCCAATCCTTTCGATTGGTATGACACCTGCTTCCCATAAGGCAGCATTTGCTCCATACGGAAAAACTGAGGTTAATACTGATGGTGCAGTATTCTCCCAACTACAACCAAATATTGTTAACACTCCAACTGGTGGTATTGGTAGTGATGGTGCTCGTTGGAATAATGTTTTCAGTAACTTCTTAGATGTTGGTCCTTTAGGAACTGACAGTCAAGCAAATATGGTTAACCTAGACGTTGGTTTGGGTGCAACTATTGGATATCTAAATGTTGCTGGTGTTGGTGGAACCGATGAGAATGAAATTTATCTAGATGTTGGTCCTGGTAAATCAAGACTATCTAATGTGGATAGTTCTGGATTCTTTAATCATCTTGGTGTTGCAACAATCAATGGATTCTTAAACGTCATCAGTGATAGTTACAATAATGCGTATGTTGCTACTGCTTTCCAATCAAATAATGTAGATTTATTCAAGCAAGACGAAACTAATAGTACAAATCCCGAGTTTTTCTATCCAGCAATGGGCAACTCTGGACAGAATCAAACTGATGCTGGTGCTCAACTATTTGTCAACCCAGGATTCTATCTGGATGCATTTGGTACTAGTTTATTCGTACATAATAATCTAAATGTTCTTGGTACATCTATTCTTGCGTCAGAAGAAAATCCAGACCTAAGATTTGACCTAATAAACTATGGTGTTACTGAACTTAATTTTGCAAGTCAGGCAAGATATATTGATATTGGTGAAGCACAAAGTGCTGTTGGTGGTTTTACAACAATTAGAAGTAATAATACAGAACTTGCCAGACTAGTTCTATCACAGAATGAGATTAAAGCAAGTGATCAGCAAGTAAATATCACTCTTGATAGTGCAACATCCACAGCATTTGCTGGTTTTGTTCAAATTGGTGGTACACACATTAAATGTGATTCCAATGTTATTGACATTGCAGACTCATCACAAAGAGCAGATTTATTCAAACAAGCAGAAGATATTATTGTTGGTTCTAATGATGTTGGTATCATCACCATTAGGAATAATGTCACAGAACTTACTGGTTTCTTGAGACTTGGTAAGAATGTTATTCAATCATCTGATGAATTTACCGCAATTCAAATTGGATTGGGTGCAACATATACTGAAGTCACTGGTGATTTGGTTGTTGGTGGAAAAGATATTCAAGATGGTATTGGTATCACAAACATGACCCTAGATGGTGATGTTAAGACTACTTTCTATGGAGACATTGAGGTTCGTGGAAATCAGATTCTAGCATCAGATGGTACAGTCAACATCTTGATGTTTGATGCACAAGAAGCAACGAGTTTTACTGGTAACATAAGAGTTGAAGGCAATAACATTTTAGCAGGTACTGGTGATACAAATATCACTATGGTTGCAAATAATAATACCATATTTGCTGGACCAATTCAAGTCAATGGTAATGCAATTCGTGCAAGTAATGGTCAAGATAACATCGAAATGGATAGTGATGTTAAGACAACCGTTTTAGGTGATTTGCAGGTAGGTACAGGCACAATGCGTGCTGGTGATGCAACAATATGTATTAAAATGATTGGTGGTACTGGTGATGTTGGAATTACAAGTGACTTAACTGCTAATAGTGCATTCTTTAATGGTGATGAAGCAAGACTGAATACATTAGATGTTAACATCAGAGATAATCTACTAACTCTTGGTCTCATTGAAGATCCACTTAATCAAGGTCAACTTATTCCTCCTAATGTATCGGTAGGAAATAGTGGTGATGCTGGTATCGTCATGGCACGTTATGACGTTGGACTTTCAACTCATAAGTATGCTGCTATTTTCTACGATAATTCTCAAGGAAGAATTGCAATCCGCACTGATGTTAATCCAGATCCTGGTACTGGTGAGGTTGGAAGAGATCGTTTTGTTGTTGAGCAAGGACTTCCATCAGAATTGGAAGTACAAAATTTATACATTAATCTAAATAGCACTCTTGGAATCACTACTATCTTTGAAGCACAAGTTTCTGATGATGGTGAATCAGTTGAGGATGTTCTTGCTGTTGTAAATGTTGAGATTGATGCTGGGTTCTTCTAACCCTTGACAAGATGCCCAAATGTTGCTACAATCTCTCTGTTGAGGTTAGAAAAGATATAGCTCTAAGACTTTAATACTTGTCTATATACTGCTACAATATAACTAAGGATTATTTTCATGGACCCATCTGAAATTTCTTTAAGTACTCCATCAAAATCTTTTGAATATGAAAAACTTGCTAGAGATATTGATAAAATTGAAGATATTGAAGAACTGAAAATGACTCTTAAATCTTATGTTAAATTATATTTTAAGCAACAAGAAACAATTAAAATGATCTGATGGAGACAGTTTGAGAACCGTCACAAGCACCTTGACTTTAGGGTCGGGGTGCTTTATAGTATATTCATTGACAGGGACAGCACTTGACCATCACTCTTCGTCCACACCAGCAACGTGCAGTTAATGCTATGTGGGACAACAGCAAAGGTCAGGTCATCGTTCCTACGGGTGGTGGCAAGACTATTTGTATGATTGAAGATGTAATGATCAATCTTGATCTTATCAATCTTGGTCAGACTTATGTTGTTGTAGCACCTCGCATTCTGCTTGCTGAACAACTTTGTAGTGAGTTTCTTGAACTGATTGATACTAAGAATGTTCATGTAATGCACGTTCATAGTGGTGAGACTCAGCATTTCAGCAGCACTAAAGCAGAACAGATTCATATGTTTGCTAATGTTGCTCGGACTTCTGGTGACTCCTGCATTATCTTTACTACTTATCATTCTCTTCATCGTGTGATGGAAGCAGATATTGAGGTCAATACTATCTACTTTGATGAAGCACATAACAGTGTTCAACGTAACTTTTTTCCTCCCACTGAGTTCTTCTCTCACGAAGCAGATCGTTGCTTCTTTTTCACTGCTACTCCTAAGCATTCTATCACGGTAATGAAACCTGGCATGAATGATCCTGAAGTTTATGGTCAGGTTATTTGTCAGGTTCCTGCTCCAGAACTTATCAATGGTGGTTTCATTATTCCTCCTAAAGTTGTTGTTAATCAACTAGATAATGCAGATCTCTATCCTGATGTTCCTCTCAGGGATTCTACACACTTAATCAAGACTATTGATGAGACTGGTGCTGATAAGGCATTGATCTGCTCTAAGTCTACAAAAAACATCATCAATCTAATTGGTCAGTCTGACTTTACTTTCCAACTAGAATTGCGTGGATATTCTTACATGTATATCACAGCAAAAACTGGTGCTATCATCGATGGACGTAAAGTCAACCGTGAGGTGTTCTTTGACACTTTGAGTGCATGGGGTCGTGATGATGACAAAAAGTTTGTTGTGCTCCACCACAGCATCCTCTCAGAAGGTATCAATGTCAGTGGTCTTAATGCTGTAATTTTCATGAGGTCAATGGATTATATTGGCATCAGTCAGACTATCGGTCGTGTGATTCGATTGCATAAAGATGATGCTGCTGGTCTTCGCAATGGCACTATTGTTCCTGGTAAACTTGATCAGTATACCAAATCTTATGGTCTAGTTTGTATCCCTGCCTTCAATAAAGTTGGTATTCAGACTGCACAAAAGATTCAGAATGTTGTTGACATTGTGTTTGAGCAAGGTGATGCTGCTGTTTCTGTAGTTAAGAAGTAATTTATGAAGTATACATACACTAACTCATCAAAGTTAGAACCTACTTACTATAAACAATTCTGCTCTGATGATGGAAATTTTGTTGTAATTCCAATTGCAGGAAAGGGTGTTAAATACACCATTATTGCTCAAGGAAAACCAACGGGAAAAATTTATAGAAAATTTGACACAGCAATGAAAGATGTGTTAAAGTTACAAAAAAAGTACAAAAAGAAATTCAAAAAGTAATTGGTATGTCAAATTTTTCATTATATTGTGATGTTCCAGAAGGGCATAATGAATATCTAATTCCCATGTTTTCTGTCCCACTTCTGCATCTCAAAGTGGAAGAATGGGATGAAAAGAGAAAAAGTCTTCTCGATATGTATTCAAGAAGAAGACAAGAAAGTGATAAATTTAAGATTGCCACAGGTTCTAATTCTTCTCTAGATGTGGAAACTGATTATCACCACAATCATGACACTGGAGAGACTTACGATAGAGAAATAACAGATATTCTCAAATCAGAATTAGAAACTTTTTCAGATACTTTTGAATGTGCTGCTGAAGTATGTACTTCATGGTTTGAAAGAGCAACTAATAGTAAGTTTCATCAGGTTCATAATCATGGATCTATGGGATTTAGTGCTGTATTATTCATTCAGTTTAGTCCTGAGTATCATACTCCCACAGTATTTTTGAATCCAAACCTGGCAGATAATGAGGTTTGTAATTGCGTACCACCAGGAATTAGGGAAGGTTCACTTATATTTTTCCCTTCTTATGTTCTTCATTATACTGCACCGAATGAGAGTGAGAAGGATAGAATCGTCCTCTCATTTAATATAAATGTAGAATACGAGAGTTTTTCTTTCGCAGATGAAGACGATAGTGATGGTGAATACTTCACAAAAGATGTCTAAATCATTTATTCTTCGCAATTTTTTATTCAAAGATGATGTAAAAGCACTCAATCAATGGACTCTAGATAATTGTCATCTAGATTTTTTTGAAGATGCCTGCATGGATCCAGATAATCATGGAACACGATTCACAACTCGATTCCCTAATGAAGAGATAGCACCTAATTTAAACTATCCAAAGTCTGCACATACTGTACGGCAAAGAATAATCAATTATTTTCATCTAGAAGGTTACAAAAGTCCACCATCCTACAGTCATGGAATTGTAAATGGCATTGGATATGATGGTGGCAGAATAGAGAATCATATTGACCCTACATATTATCCAAATACTAAAACAGTTCACTTTAATGCTATTACTCAACAAGCACATAAGGGTGGACATACGATCATTGGTGGTGTAGAATATACAGATATAAATTCTACAGATCTTTTGATATATCAAGTCTCTGAGATTCACCATGAAGTAACACCAACACAAGGTGATACTGCCAGAATACTATGGGTTTTTGGATTTTGTTTAGATGATGAAAAAGTACAGGAGATATTCTTATGAAAGATTTTGCCAACGATGAATCATTATTTGAAACTAATGATTTTTCTAATATGAATATCATTGAGTTTTGTGATGGTGATAAGGTTTCCAATTTTTATTGGATGGATAATTTTTATAAAAGACCATACGATGTCTATGAATATCTTTTATCTGTTGAACCACCATTATGGAAAATGGGAGAAGATTGGGAACTTGGCAGAGGTACACTCAACACAAAAAACTTTGAGGATCGTAGACATATGATGAAGCATCCTGGTATGTCTTCACTATACAGTAAGATCTCGGGTATTTGTGACCAAGAATCCGCAGATGTGGATGAAATTGTAACTAATTTTTCAAGATTCTCACGAATTGATGATAACCCATACGAAACTCATTACTGGTGGCCTCACCATGACGGAGGATACAATGGTATATGTTACTTAAGCACGAATGATGAAATTGGAACTAACTTATATAAACCATTGGTAACAGATAATCCAGACTTATTACCTCTAGATGAAAATGATGGTGTTAGAGATGAACATGCAATACCATGGACACCAAAAAACTTATGGGAAACTGTAGTTAGTTTTCGTTCAAAATTCAATAGATTTGCAATGTTTGAAGGATCATATTATTATCACAGTATGAACTTAACTGGTGAACATTATTTTGGTGATCACTATAGTGATGCCGAATACAGAATTAATCAAGTATTTTTTATGATGAATGAAACTGAGGAACAAGATTGACATGCACAGATTCAGAGATGAAATTACTCCAAACGATGATAATTTCTTAGAGATACCTATTAGTGACAAGAATCGTGAAGATCTTTTCATTACACCATTGTATACCTTTACTCTAGACATTGATAACGGACCTCTGATTAGAGAATGTTTAGATTTGCGGGAAAGATTTCCCAATGGAGTAAAAAAATCCAATTTTGGTGAAGGTTGGCAGAGTCAAGTCTATGAATTGCCCACAATCAAAAGAACAACAACTCCTGCTATTCAAAATTTAGCAAGAAATGCTATCGATCTGACAAATGAAATATTGGAAGACTTTGGTGCAACTTATAGAGTAGATGATAATCAAATTGGATGGTGGATGAATATTAACAAGGGAATGGGATATAATGTTCATCACACTCATCCTGGATGTACTGTTATTGGACTTTATTATCCAAAAATTCCTAGTGACCTAAATGAACAGGAAGGTAAACTCACTCTAATCAGAACTGATCCATCAAATCATAATGCTGCGTTTGCTGATGTTGCCAATAATTGTGAATGGGTAATTGAACCTGAGGAAAATGTTTTTTACTTGATGCCATCTACAGTTGCACATTATGTGACACCACACTTTAGTGAAGAGGAGAGAATATCTATTGCATTTAATATTGGATAAATAATACACGTTATCTGTTGTTAGTAATTGGTATAATATGTCTATTCTGCAAACGAGTGGTATTCAATTTGGACTTGATAATACCGTTCTTAATTCTAAATATGGCATTATTCCTCAGAATAGTGTTGCAGTATTTTATCAAGCATCGGCACCTAGTGGATGGTCTCAAGTAACTACTCATAATAATAAAGCACTTAGAGTTGTATCTGGAACTGGTGGTGGGTTCGGTTCTGGTGGATCTAATGGTCCTGGTGGACAACCATTTTCTACTATATTTCCTACATCAACACGTCCAATTAGTGGTACTGTAACTTCTGCTGGTTCAGTAGGAAACACAACATTAACAGTGCAGCAAATTCCTGGACATACTCATAATGCAGGTTCTCAGGTTAATGTAAGTCCTGGATCTCCTAGTGTTGGAGGACGTGCCGTAAATACTTCAGCACCAGCAACATCTCCAACGGGTGGAGGTAACTCACATACTCACCCATTTGTTGGTGCCTCATCACCTTATAGTGGAAGTATTGACCTTAGAGTTAAATATATTGATGTTATCATCTGTCGTTTTAGTTGAGGTATAATATATGTCTATTTTAAGAGCAGACGGGATCCAGTTCGGGAATGGTACTCAATTAAATACGTTTTACGGTATTGTTCCACAATCATCTACGATGCTGTTTTATCAATCAGCAGCACCAACTGGGTGGACTAAAGAAACATCAGCAAACGATCAAGCACTTAGAGTTGTAGATGGAACGGGTGGAGGATCTTCTGGACAGAATAGTTTCAGCACAACATTTGATGATGGTGGTGCTACTTCAGTTGTAACTTCAACCCTATTGGGTAGTATTGGACCAACAACACTAACAACACAACAAATTCCAGCACATACCCATAATACTGGATCAAATCCAAATTCCTATAGATCATCTGGTGGTTCTTCACCATTTAGAACAACTAATAGGCAACCACGTGGATATAATATTAGAGCAACAACTAGAACACAAATTAATAATCGTGTTCAGATTAATTTTAGACAACCTAGACAGGTAAGACAACCTCGTAACTATAGACAACCACGAAGGCAGAGAGTTCCACTCAGAAACAGACAACCAAGAAACTTTAGAGTAAGATATCCTACACGTTCTAGAAGACCATTTAGTTTTAGAGTTCCTGTTCCATTCCGTGTTCCTGTAAGATCACGAAGACCAATATCTCAACGAAATCCTGGTGGAAGATGGAGAAACTCTATTGGTCAATCTTGGAGAGCAGGTGGAAGAAATAATGATAGAACACCAAGAAGAAGATGGGGTCGGAGAAGAAGAAATGATAGGATTCCAAGAAGAGCAGATAGAAGACAACCTAGAGTAAGTTGGTGGAGACAGAGAAGACAGTTTAGAAGACCTGTATCTTTTAGACAGAGAAGATCTTTCCGTCAACCTCGTAACTTTAGACAACCCAGAAATGCAAGACAGAGGAGATCATTTAGGAGGAGGCAACCAAGATCATTCAGAGTGAGGTATTCATTCAGGCAGAGAAGATCTTTCCGAGTGAATATTCCGTTCAGAGTAGCAGTTCCTCAGAGAAATCCTTCATCTTTTAGACAACCAAGAACATATCGTACACCTCAAAGATATCCACAGACTACAAGTGTGAGGGTAACTCAAAGGGTTCTAACTCCTGGTGGTACTATTAGGAAGAATAATACTCAAGGACCAGCAACAAGATCAACTGGTGGTGGTCAATCACATACTCATCCATTTACTGGTAGTGAAGTTACTTTCTCTGCTGCACTATCACCACTTAGAGTTCAATACATTGATGTCATTACTTGCAGTTTAGATTAACATCGTGCTATAATAAATAATACACTGAATCCCTTGTTATGGCAAAACAGACTGGTAAATGGTGTCCACTAATTCGTAAGGATTGTGTAGAACATAAATGTGCATGGTATACGCATATTGCGGGTGTAGATCCTAATACTGGAAATCCAGTAGATCATTGGTCTTGTGCCATTCAATGGATGCCAATGCTAATGATTGAAAATAGTCAGCAACAACGTTCTACAAGTTCTGCTGTTGAGTCTTTCCGTAATGAAATGACTAAAGCACACGAAACTAATCAGAATATGTTGGATGCTGTCGGTAACATGTATCTTGATATGTGTGAAGATCAGGGTGTCAATGTTTCTGAATACATTGAACAGATTGATGGCATAGATAATGAAGAAGAAAACTTACTACCCGAATCCGAAGAGGAGAAAAAATGAAAATTTCTATTATCCCAGAAGATAAAAAAATTATCGTAGATGGTAAAACCGTGGATCTTGAGGATAATGCACCTTGGGATTTTGATGATGAACCCATCCATGCAATTCAGTGGAAGGATGATAGAGGTGAATTGGAATATGAAGATATTATTGGTGAAGAACCAGCACCAAATAAAATTTTTGGTGTAGATGAATTTGATACTATTGTTCAACCATATCTAGATTACTTTAATACATTTTTGGATTCATACGAGAAATCAGAACTTGAGTCTGCATTACAAGAAGAGCAAAATATTGCTGATCAGATTGAAGAATTGAATATTGATAAACTTGAGAAAGAAGCACAACTTGTTATCATTGAAGACCTCAAGAGACAGAATAGAGAACTTCGTGATGAGAGAGAAGATTTGTATGAGGAAAAGAGTAAGTCAGATCAAGCAGCAGTATATGACAAGCAAGTTGCTTTAATTGAACTCGAACGTGAAAAAGCAGCACGTGAATCTGAAAAGGCAGGTTTAGAATCACAGAAAGCAGATGAGTTTTTTGAGAAGAAGTCTTTAGAACTTGCTAAAAAGTATGATGAACTCTTTCATGATTTTGAAAAGGAAAAAGATGCTTTTGTAGAAGAAAGGAAAGAGTATCAAGAATTGCTGCAAATGGAACGTGATAAGATTGAGAGGGAAGATGATCTTTCTATGAAGCAACTTGCTCTCGAAGATAAAGAACGTGAAACAAGAGAGGAAATGATTGCCAAGGTTAGGTTGATCGAAGAAGAACAACTTGACATTGCTAAGGCAGAACTTGAATTGCAGAAACAGGCAGTTGATATTATCCGTTTGGAGAATCTTGAAGTTCAAGAACAAATCAATGCTGCTAGAGATGTAATTAAAGTAAATCTTGAAAAGCAGGAAGATGAGTTTGAGAGGAGAAAGGATCAAGAACTAGAAATTATCATGAGATCTCATGAAGATCTAATGAATAAAATGTCTCAGGAAGAGGCATTTGATGAACTAGATGATGCTGTAGAACGTGAATTTGATAAAGCAGAAGTTGAGTATAAAGAATTTCAAAGAGAAAAACTCAAGCAATCTAATAGCAGTATTCATGCTGCTGGTCAAGAGAAAATCATTAGAGATAGTATTGAACGTGAAGAAATTCAGGGTGGTGCTGACAAATCTATCGAAGATATCCTAACACTTATGGACGGTATTGACCCAGAAGAACTTTATACTGTACTAACTGATGATGAGAGAGGAGAAAATTCTTTCCCTGTAGATAAGGCAGTTAAGTGGTTTGCTGCCCTAAAAGAAGTTCTAGATAAAAATGATTGATATATTGAAATGAATAATGAATTGTTGAAGAACAACTATATCGTTGTTCCTAATTTTATCGATCCAGATCATGCCTCACGATTAGAAAAAGAGTTCTTTGTTACTGATGAAATCTTTGATTTTAGTGGTGATGAACAGGCACCAAACTCATCAGCAGTATATGATTATCTCCCAGCATTAGAACTTCTGGCAAACAAAACTTCGGAAGTTTCTAAACTAATTGGTGAAACTGTTCTCCCAACTTATGTTTATTCTAGAATATATCGAAACGGAAGTATTCTTCATAGACACACTGATCGTCCTGGATGTGAAATATCATTAACATTGCACTTAGGTAGTGATAAACCTTGGGCAATTTGGATTGAAACACCAGAAGGAAAGAATAGATCAGTTAACTTGAATCCTGGTGATGCTATGCTATACTTGGGATGTATTGCTCCACATTGGAGAGATCAATTTGAGGGTGAAGAGTACACTCAATTTTTCTTACATTATGTAAGAAGTCGTGGTATGTGTAGTCCTGCATACTTTGATAAAAACAAATTTAGAGACATTGACACTGAAGACTTATTACGGGAGTACAAACAAATGGGAAAGTTTACTAATGTAAATGAGATGACAATACTTCCAAAGAAGTATAGAGAAAAACAAGAAAGAAACGATGATAATAAGGTTGAATTTATACTAGATTCTAATAACGATACTGATACTTTCTTTGACTTTGACGATGTAGTCATTGCTAATGATAAGTATAAAAAGTTCTTGACTAAAAAAGATACTCCAGAATTGATTAATGAACCTAAGGTAGAGAATAAAGCAAAACCATCGGGCAAATTGTCATCTAAACCTATTGCTGATTTTGTATGGCATGGTCAAGAAGTTGTTGATCCTGAACTATGTGATAAAATCCTAGATGAGTATGCAAATACAAACTATTGGGAAGCAACATTAACTGGAAGTGGTCATGATCCAGATGCACGAAGGTGTGAACAAATTTGTATTTCTGAGCAATCAATCATTGCTGAAGATAATTCTGACACTAGGAAACAGTTAGATGATCAAATGTTTGAGGTTGTTCAAAACTTGATCGGACTTTATCAAGAAGCACATCCAGAGTTTGAACTAGAGATTCAAGAGGATAGTGGTTATGAACTGCTCAAATATGAAGAGGGTGACTTTTATATTGAGCATACAGATTCGTTCAAAGAACAACCTAGAGCATTAACAGTGATTGTGTCAATGAATAATGCATATGAAGGTGGAGAAGTTGCTTTATTCAATCGTGAACTAGTATATAAACTTGATGTTGGTGATGTAATTATGTTCCCATCTAATTTTATGTACCCACATGAAATTATGCCAGTTACTCAAGGAACAAGATTCTCTATCATTACTTGGGTTGTATGAAACATAATGATTTTATTGGTCATTATGAAAATGTAATGGATGTTGATGCTTGTGATGCTGTAATTTCACTCTTCGATTCCAATTGGCAACATCCTGATGATCCAAATAACAAATTAAGAACTGGTCAGGGAAATACTGAAACTGAAAGAGGTCATTTAAATAGGCACGACTATCAGTGGTATCTGGATCCTAGTCCATCATTTGATCTTATTGTCAGAACTGTGGAGTATTGTTGGGAACAGTATAAACAAACTTTTTGGGTTTCTAATTATGTTCATATCAACTTTGATGAGGTAAAACTTCAAAAGACTTTTCCCAGAGGTGGATTTCATGACTGGCATTGTGAGATTACTGATTTGGGAGCAGTTGACAGATGTGTTGCTTGGATGTTATATTTGAATGACATTCCCGAAGGTGAGGGTGAAACAGAGTTCCTTTGGCAAGGTCGTAGAGTACAACCAAAAGCAGGGACGATGTTAATTTGGCCCGCATTTTACACACATGTTCATCGTGGAAACACTGTATATTCAAAGAGTAAATACATTGCAACAGGTTGGGGAAACTATTTTTGTAATGATAGTCAACTGGAAGATTATTTTGAACATGACGACAATCTAAAACTATTCACAGACAGGAAACGAGACTAATGGCACTATCTGACCAAGTAAAAGTAGAAATAGATTCTGCTCAAACACATCTTCGTGAAGCATTGGCATTTGCTGCAAGAAATGAGAAACCGTTTTTTGTTAAAGCATTGGGTGAAATGATTCATGCTTTAGATACTCTATCATCAGCAGATGATTTTATGGATACTATGCAGGAATTGTTGGAAAAGAATGATGAATTACCAGATTAAAACTGAACCTTTCTCTCATGTTATCATTGAAGAAACATTTGATGAAGAACAATATGATATGATTTGGAGAGAACTTGATTTTCTTTTGAATAAGTTCAAGGATCCTGAAGGATACATGGCAGCAAAAGATGATGATGGAAACTATCTAACAACAGCAAAAGGTTTATCATTAGATGCAGTGTATAATAATGAATATAGAAATATTTCTGACATCTTAACTATTTGTCAGAAGATTTTTTTCAATGATGATAAGTTTTTTGATGATTTAGTGGAAAAGGATGATTATTGGACGACATATAAAAGGTCTAGTGAAGATTGGACTAAAATCAGAAGATATTTTCCTGGAGATGGATATGACCCACACGCAGATACTTGGGTGAATGTGTTAGTAACCACAACACTTTGTCATAAGGAAGATGAGGGAGGAAATTTATATTTCCCAAGATATGATTATGAAATTCAAACGAGTAATAATAAGACTGTAATTTTTCCTGGTTGGGTTGAACATTCTGTCACAGATGTGTTGGAGAATGACAGATATGCTATCACAAAGTTTATACACTGTGCCAGTAAGTGAACTGTCCACTAGGTCTTGACTTTGCCTGTGAGATACCGTATATTGTATATGTTCTGAAGAAACCAGATGACCACCACACCAGTGAACAAGGAATTTTCTGATTTTTGTGCTCAACAGGATGCACGTAACACCATTCAACTGAATATCACTAAGTTTTGCCTCATTTTATGTGATTCACTGACTCAAACTGCTCCAAAAAATGGTAACAACATAGGTTTCTATCTTGACTCCATGGGTCGTAAGTATCATAAGATCTTCATGACTAAAAATGGTAAGCAGGACTCAATTCATGCCTTCATTGATAAGAAGACTGGTGAAATGTATAAACCAGCATCAATCAAGGCACCTGCAAAAGGTGTACGTTTCAATCTATTAGTCATGCAAGAACGTGAGTTTGTGTTAGATAGTTGCGAATGGACTGGTGGTTATCTTTATCGCAACGCATATTATCAAGGTGCTTAAATGAAAACTCCAGATAAGGTTAAGAAAGATTACGAAACGTGGTTTACGGACACATTCTGTGAATTATGTGAGTATGATGATGGTGCAGAGGTTTTTGAACACTGCATCAATCATGCTATCGCAGATCTTTCTTCATGGCATCTCAGAGAATTACAAGTTCTGAGTAAAATGCACTCTGTCACAGAAAAAACTTTTTCTCAACAAAACAATGCACCTGATTGACTCTCTCGAAACAAAAACTGACTGGGGAAAGATCTTCGGTATTGTAGATTCTCTCTACAGTGACAAAGGATTCACCTCCAATGCTGATAACTTTGCGCGAGCAACTGCTGTAGAGAAAGGAATTTCAAAGTTTTCAGATCTTAAACGTGTTGATCAAACTGGTTATGATTTTCTCTTCGGTGATGAGAAAGTAGAACTGAAGATGGGTAAGAATTTATTCTATAAACGTAAAGATGTCAATGCTACAAAGAAGTTCAAAGTCAAATCTTTCCTGAGTGAGACTAAAACTGTAGAAGATTTCAAGCAAATAAAAACATTTGACTACATGATGGTGATGGATCTTACAGCACGTCGTGTGGTGATTGTTGAAGATGAGAAAGCAAGATCACTCTATCAGGATGGTGCTGACGGTGCCATGATTGAACTGAAGTTGGGTGACTATTATGAGTGTGATTTGGGTGAGTATGATGTTACTCAACCACCATCATATCTGTCTGATGCTATCAACAAAGCAATCGAGGGTTATCTTGACTTCTAAGGAAAAACTTGTATTCATAAGTTCATTCTTCATCATGATGAATTGGGGAACACGATTAACTTATTCTCTGCTGAGTGGTTTTTGAGTGTGCCAGTTGGTTGAAGTGTCCACCATTGCCCCCATTGGCACCAAAATCGTGTATTATTAAAGAGTGAAAGAAACAACCATGCAAAACAAGCACCAAGAGCATCCCGAAGATACCATTCTGACTGGTGATCTGTCTGCCATTGATCTACTCTACAATTTCACACATGCAAGTGTGAAGATGGATGGTATTGCTATTGTTTGGGGCAAAGATCCTGCCACTGGTACATTTTTCGTTGGCAACAAAGCAGTTTTCAACAAGAAAAAGATCCGTATTGCACACTCTTCTGAAGAGATTGACTTCTTTTATGATGGTGAGATGGCAGAGATTCTTCATCTTGCTTATCAATTTCTTCCTCGCACTGATAGAATCTTTCAGGGTGACTTTCTTGGTTGGGGTGCTGAACGTATCTTCACTCAGAATACTATCTCTTACGAATTTCCTGAGTATGTGACACAAAAGTTTATTGTTGCACCTCATACAGAATACTTTGCAGAGGATGATCTTCGCAATGCTGTAGCATCTCCACTTAAAGAACATTTTGTTGACAATCAAAAGGTTAAGTGGGTTCAACCTTGTGTCGATTGGATGCGAGGACCAGAAACACCACAAATTGATGTCAGTGAGGTTAAGTTTCTGGATCAACGTACAGCAGATTGTTGTAAGAAAATCATCAATGCTTTCATTCGAGAACAGAAAGCATTGACGCATGAATTGCTGACGTTGGTGTTTGATTGTCCTAAACTTGCAAGTCTTTATCTCACTGTCATTGAGATGAAAGAGGATCTGATGGATAGTTTCAAGATCACAAACTGCCCCAAGTCTTTCATTGGGTCTCTGCAAATCAAGCAGGAAGGTTTCACTATTGCCGATGAAGATGGGACAGTGATTAAACTTGTGGATCGTGAGATTTTTTCGATGTTCAACTTTAACATGCCAAAACGGTGGGAGACACCTGGACGATGAAACAAGTGGCACACAGACCCTTGTAGATGCCTCTCAGTCGTGTATTATTAAAGAGTCAAAGGAAAGCAACCATGATCCTCTCACAAGCATCAAATCTTCAAACCCGTCAACGTGTCTGGATTGGTCGTAAATCTGATTCAGGTCCACAAATTGGATATGGTGATCAACCAACACAACTCGAAACTGAATGGATTGCTGGTGTTTATGCTGAGAAGTATGAAGCAGAGGCAAAAGCAAAGATCCCATGTTTTGAGTGATTCACTTACATACTAAATTACAATGTGTTATCCTTCTATGTCAACTATGGACCCCAATTTAAGGACTTATTCTGAGCAACGTCGTGAACGTCTGAATGTTGCTATCTTTGACTATCTTTCAGACGAAGAAACAGGAATGGAAGAACTATTTGATGATATTATTGCAGAAGTTCGTGATAGTCATGAATACTTTGCAAGATATGAGAGAAAGTGTTCAGATCTTCTTGATAAATTGCATGGTCTTCGAGTGGCAGATGATGCAGATTGGGAAGATTTTTGGAACGGAGATCATTCGGATGAAGAAGTCCAGTCGGATGATTGCTGATGGAAAATCTCTTCAAACTTGCAACTGAGGTCGCAGAATCATCACCTTCAAGGAAAAAGGTTGGTGCTATTCTACTTAAAAAGAATCGTGTTCTTGTTTGTGCAACTAATAATGAGAAGAAAACTCATCCAATTCAAGCACATTGGGCACGAAAAGTAGGACGACCACAAAAAATTTATCTTCATGCAGAATTATCTGCTCTAGTTAAATCTAAAGAAGATGGAGATAAAATCATTGTTGCACGTTTGGGAGGTCACAAACAAAATGAACTTAGAATGGCAAAACCTTGTCCTATTTGTGAAGCATACCTGAGAGAATGTGGCATCAAAGATGTTTACTACTCTGTCACTAATAACAAATGGTCTTATGAACATTGGGAGGACTAATTGATGGCAACTTGGAAAGCAGATCTATTTGTCAACTCAAGAGTTGGTCAAATTTCAACAACAGTTGAGGCAGCATCTTTTCGTGGTGCAGAAGAACAAATCTATGCAAGGCATGGTGATGTTCAACAAATCTGCAATTTGAGAGAAGTATCAGGTGGAGGTTCTTCACTCTCAGACATAGGAGATATGGGTGGTTGGTTTGTACTTGGTTGCATAGTATTTGCCACATGGTTGATGATGGAGTTCTGGTGGATTATTGTACCTATCGGAGCAATTTGTGCTTTAGGTTGGATTGCGGACAAAACTAAACACTGGTGGGATAAGTAAATTGATTTTTTCATAGTTCTGTTGTTGGGGATGACCTGATGCCCATTTCAGATTAAAATATGGAAAAAACAGTTTATATCATCGTGAGATCCCTTGCCCTGACTGGTGGACAGTTGGTTGAAGTGTCCACTATCGGTTGATCTGGGTCAGTTTTCGTGTATTATTAAAGAGTCAAAGGAATTCAACCCATGCGAGACTTCATCTGTGCTTACTTTGGCAGAGGTTCTGATGGCAAAGACTGGACGATCACTGCGAGAGGTTTCGAGAACACTCAAGAGGCAGAAAAGCATGGTCTCTATATGATGCCAATGCCAGGATGTTTCGGGTTTGCTGTTATCGCAGAAAACGATCTTCAAGAGGGTTGGCAACTACGACTCGAAAGGTCTATGTTATCACCAAACAACAAAGTTGTTCAGGACGATCTCAACAACTACAAAATTGTTTCCTACTGATGTTATTCACCTCAGGCAAATCTCAACACACTCACCTCACACAAAGTGTGTTTGAGTTCTTTACAACCAAATATCAGATTGATAGTGACGTTGAGGTTTATCACACTGACCTAAGTGATGATAATGCCTTTGGATTCACTGAGGTTAATGGTGATGAGCAATTTGTTCAGATTCACAATGATCTGAATGAAAAGGATTACATCACCACATTGCTGCACGAATTAGTTCACGTTGTTCAGAACGAAAGTGGACAATTTGATGATGAAGAGAGAGAAAATGAAGCATATTCTTTAGAATCTATTCTTTTCAACCAATTCACTAACTAAACATGTTTAAAACCACTTTGGACCTTTTCACATTCAACCAGAGCAATGATCATGATGAAATGATTGATGCTATGGCAGAGACTTACTTCAAAGCAATGACAACTTGTGCAGCAGATAACCGCAATTTTGATGCAATTGCTTGCTATCAGGAGTGGGTTGTTGATGG